CCATTTTGATCACTGGTCCTTTCATAAGAGAACAAGATGGAAAAAGTAATTACAATAATAAGAATACAAATTTTGTATGCAAAAATCAAATGCTGCGATTTGATTTGTCAAGCTTGTGAAAAAATCGAAAGATTTTTGTATAAGTTCACCACACACAAGTTTTACGTGCTGGCCCACAACTACGAGAGCGGCCTGAACGGCAAGGGACGGACGCTGTTTTGCCGGGAGAGTCCGGCGACGAGTGGAATCCGATGTCAAACAGACAGCAGCTATAGTCTTGGATGGGGCACAATCAATTACATTGGTACACGCGTAACCAATGCAATATACAAATACCTTACAGACACATATCCATCCAGTTTCACATCCACAGTAAAAAAATGGATCGCCACGACCCAATATAAGGCTTATTCTCCTCGTGACTATTACTCATCACCCTCGTATTTTAATTTAGATACATTCAACACTGCCTTCTTCACTATTTCAGAAGCAGAAGCTGTGACCAGTGCTGTTCATTCGGATGGATCTTTGCTTTCAAAAGAAGCACGTACTCGACTCGAAAAGATATTTACTGCCTACGAAAATGGCATTTGGACAAGAACCCATAGCAACACTGAGAGTGGTTATGATAGAGATGATGATGGAAGTAAAGATTACTACTATGCGAATGGTTTATATCTTAGAAGCGTAAGCAACTCCGACTGGGGCGTTTTTTCAACCGGAAGTGCATACGATGCCTCTTACGGTTATCTGCCCTGTTTCACCCTGCCGGAGACGCTGTACATCGACAAGGACGGCTTCCCAACTGTGAACCAGCCGCCGGAGATCACTTCCGATGCGGGCGAGAGCGGCGCGGCGCTGGGCGAGAAGAACGAGCCGTTTACACTGCCCTACACCGTGACCGACGGCGACGGAGACCCCATGACCATCACCGAAAAGGTGAACGGCGTGGCGCTGGCCGTCCGTGAGAACGTGGCCTCCGGCACCGAACTCACGGTACAGTGCCTGAGCGAGAAAGCCCTGTTCCAGCAGATCCTCAACGGAGAGAACACATTGGTGCTGGAAGTGGGCGACAGAAAGACCTCGACAGACTGGACCTCTACCTTTACCAAAAATGTGACAAGTGCCGTCCTCTCGCTGGCCCAGCCGCTGACGGCGGACGACACCATCACCGTGGCCGCGCTGACGCTCGAGGGCAGTTTCCCGGCAGATATGAGCCTGACCGTGGAGATGACCAATAACGCACGGGACGATGCTCCCGTGTGGGAGAACTGCACCGACATCCAGCGCGGCGAGAGCCGGGCCTTTGCACACCACGCCTTTACCAACAAGACCGCCGCCAAGGGAGCGGCCTTTAACTACAAGGTGACGATCACCCGGGGAGAGAGCGGCGTCGGCGGCAATATCACCATGATCGGAGGTGTGATCGGATGAGTCTGCACAAAACAGAAAAGAGCCTGAAAGAGCTCCACCGGAAGCTGGCAGAGGAGCAGAAGCTCAGGGAGCTGCCCGGCCTCGTGGCGGAGATCGAGGACGCCATGTGTGAGCAGGATACGACATCAGAGAAGCGGATGGCGGCTGTCGAGGACTCGCTGTGCGAGCTGGATGCCGCCGTCAACAAATAAGGAGGACATCAAAATGGATAAAATCTGGGCAAACAGACTGGTCGCCGGTACCAAGACGTGGGCAGAGATGCCCGCACGCCGCCATGCCGGAGTCAAAGCGGAGCTGGCCAAGCGGGTGGCCGACGGTGAGATCACCGCAGAGCAGTACAAAGAGATCACGGGGGAGGACTACAATGAGTAAACTGCTGGAGCTGCTGGAAAAGCTGGTGCGGGCCATCTTTGGCCCGGGGGACAAGCAGGATACCGGCGAGGCAACACCCCCACCCGCAGTCCCCAAGACAGAGGCTGTCACCGGCTGGGAGGGCGGCCCGCCCTACCGGTACATCGACGTGAGCCGGTATCAGGGCAAAATTACCCTCGACGGCTGGCGAAAGGTCAAAGCGGCGGGCTACAAGGGAGCGATGCTCAAGACCGTGAGCACCAACCGCAGGCTCTCCAAGCGGGCAGACGGCCTGTACATCGACCCCACCTTTGAGACCAACTACCGCAACGCCAAAGCTGCGGGTCTGGACGTGGGCGTCTACTACTACACCTACGCCACCAGCGAGGCGATGGCTGACGCAGAGCTTGCCCTGCTGCGGCAGGCGGTGCGGGGCAAGGAGTTTTCTCTCCCCGTTTGCGTGGACGTGGAGGAAAACAAGCTCAAGCAGCTGTCCACGCTTGACCTGTCCAACCTTACCGCTTACGCGCTGGAACAGGTGGAGCGGATGGGCTTTTACGCCCAGCTGTACACCTACACCGGTTACAAGTATGAGCTGGACATGGCTCGGCTGTCCTCTCGGTGGGACGTCTGGCTTGCCGACTATACCGGCAAGGCACCCAAGGTCGATTTTGCCTACAACGCCCACCAGCACACCAGCAAGGGCGCTGTGCCGGGCATCTCCGGCAACGTAGACCTCAACGTCACCACCCTCAACTACCCGAAAATCATCCGTAAGAAGGGCCTGACCCGTCTTCGGGAGGGCAAATGACCGAAAAAGAAGCTTTGCTGTGGGTGCTGGGCATCCTGGGCAGCCTGTGCGCTGCAGCCATCACCATCGACAAGGTGCTGGAAATCATCCACAAGTACATCAAAAAGGCGCAGGAGCCGGACAACGCGCAGAACAAGCGGCTGGATGAGCTGGACAAGCGCATCGGCACCTTGGAGCAGGGCCAGCTTCAGCACACACAGGCCCTCGCCCGTGACCTGCGCCGCTTTGAAGAAATCGACGAGGTGAGCCGTCTGACCCTCGACGGGGTGCGCAATCTGCTGGACGCCCAACTCTCCGGCAACAACCGCGAGGGGATGCAAAAGAGCCGCACCGACATCGACAACTATCTGTTAAAAGGAGTGACCAATCATGGCAGCACTGGTAACTAAGCTTTTTGACCTTATCCCCGCCCCAGTGGCGGCAGTGCTGATGCTGGGCGGCTTTATTTTCTACGCCCTTGGCTGCATCCGCCTGGGCTATGGCGCAGCGGTAAAGCCGCTGGTGCTGGACCTCATCGAGCGGGCAGAGCAGGAGATTCAGGGGACAAAGCGCGGCGCAGAGCGTAAGGCGTGGGTCGTCAAGATGCTCCGGGCCGCCCTGAGTACCAGCAAATACGGCAGGCTCATCAGCTGGGCCATCACTGATGAGACCATCGGTGCCGTGATTCAATTTTTCTTTGACCGCATGAAGGCGGCGCTGGAAAAGCAGTAAGGAGGAAACATACTATGATTATTACCGGCATGGCAGAATACGAAAGCGTGTGCAAGAATGCACTGGTCGAGTGGTACAACGCACACCACGAGACCAAAATCACCCTCGAAAACGTCTTTGTAGTCTGGGCTTGTAAGACTCTCCAGAACTATAAGGCGCTACTGTCTACCACCGTGAGCGGTGACGGCATCTATGCCGAGTACACCTACAACGGCGATAAGCAGGAGCTGTACGAAGATGTGTACGGCAAGCTGACCAATCGCTGCATCACGCAGCAGTAAGGAGGTTATCATGGCAAGCACTACATACGAGCATTTTGTTGACGTCAACAAAATGTTTGCCGCACAAGAACAATTTCGTGGCCTCACGAAAACATACCATTTTGCCGTTATTGGCAATATGGTGCGCAACGCCGGACAGCTGCCGCAGCCTTTTTGGCTCGGTGCTGCCTGTGGCGGCGGCTCGTGTAGTGCTGCCCGCTGCGCTGCAAAAACTTGACCGACAGCAGATGACCGCCGCCATCAAAAGCGCACCGCTTGGGAGGGTAGACCGTAAGATAGCCTTACTGCGGTACGTTGAGCGGCTCCCGCTGCCGGACATTGCAGCACAGACACATTACAGCCGGACGGCGATAGGCTACCGGCTAAAAAGCATTGATAAAATGCTGGATATGTGATATACTAATAATGTCTAGGGATTAGTTTTGAGCTTTTGCTCTGACAATTCAAAAAGCGGCAGACTTTCAGGTCTGCCGCTTTTCTTTTTGCACGAATTGTAGTATAATTATACCAACAAATCCACCCGGCCTCTCGAAGAAGCGCATTAGGGTGGATGTCTGAACCCGTCAAGCCTCTCAACGATGCGTATCATGGCGGGTCTTTTTGTTGATACAGTCTCCCGCCCGCCTACTTATAGTGCGTATCATGCGGGAGACACAATTTTGCCACTTCGGTGGAAGGGCGATTACTCGCTCACTTATAATCCATCAGCTTTAGGCTGGTGGATTTTGTTTTATTCGCACTAGTTTTGTCGAAGGCATTGCCATATATTGGATGATGTGGTATCTTAGCATTGCACTCCAATGTGTGCATCCTTACAGTTAAGCGCTCATGCGAATTTTTTCGTGTGGGCGCTTTTCTTTTACCCTTGCAACTCTTCTACTGATACGTTGCAGGCCGCAGCAATTTTCTTGAGCGTGGTCATCCGGATAGGTTTTCTGGCTTCTGCGTGTTGGATGGTCGCGGTAGACAACCCGGTCTTCTCCGACAGCGCACGAATGGTTAGACCGGCGCTTTCCCGCGCGGTTTTAATTTTCCCCGCGTCCACACCAAGCGTCTTGTAATCGGGTGACATATATCCGATTTGGAACATGCCCTGCTGCTGCAACGGCAATGCTTTGAGCGCAAAGCTGTTATCCACGTCCTCAAGGTCTACATCCTTCAGGACGTAAGCGCAGGCGTTGTCAAGCTCCGGGGTCATCTTGTGGAGCTTGTGCGCCAGCGTAATTTTCATCATCACGCCACGCACTGGAAACATCGTAGCGTTGTCAATGTCTGCCTGATTTGCATGGTCAGGGGTGCAGGCTTCATCCAGCAAGCGATACAGCTTGCCGAGATTTTGGATGGTGGTGTTTTCCATATTTGTTTCCTCCATTTGTTTTTTACTGTATTGATTATACCACAAAACTGATACAAGTGATACAAGCATAGTTACCAGACTTTGCCTTATTTTTTTTGTTCATTTTGTATCAGTTATCAGTTTATATTTGTCCTTTGTTTGACGTTCGTTGTCCTTCGCTTTTTGCTGATGCGGTACACTGAGAGCACAAGGAGGGATGTTTTATGAGCTATTATCCGACACCCGGAACGCCTTACGTTCCGCAACAGCCTGTCAATCCTTACGGTGGCATGGGAACGGTAGGCCTTGCCACTCCCCTACCGAATACGCAAATGCAACAGGCGCAGCCACAACGTCCGCAGCCGATGAATGGGCAACAGTCCGTTCAGCAGTCGGCACAAGATGGCGGTTGCTTGCTTGGCAGACCTGTTTCCAGCAGGGAGGAGTTTTTGGCAATTCCATCTGATCTGTACGGAAGATGGACGTATTGCCCGGATTTGCGTAGTGGGGTCATTTATTGCAAACGTCTGAATCCAAACACTTGTGAATCTGACGTGTTAGAGTTTTACAGCCCAGAAGCATGGCGTCAGATGCAGGCACAACAGGCACAGCAGACCACTGCACCGACACAGCAGTATGTACCTATTGAGCAGTACGACGCCCTTGTCCATCGGCTGGATGAACTGGAAAAGTGGCAGAAGAGTTTTTCTAAGCCCGCTACCACAGCGAAGAAAGGAGAATAAACAATGTCCTCTCCGTTTGATATGATTACGCACAGCCCGATCATGCAGCTTGCAAATCTGGCTCGTGCCGGGCAGAACCCGATGGGGCTTATCCAGCAGTTGGGTGGGCAGAGCGCACCCATCATGCAGGGGCTGAACTTGATTCAGGGCAAAAATGAAGCGCAGCTCCGAACGATGGCGCAGAACCTCGCCAAAGAGCGTGGCATCGACCTGAACCAGTTGGCAAGTGTCCTGAATCTGACGTTGCCCCGATAACGCATCCCTCTAAGCGAAACGCTTCTCAGTTTTGCGGACTTGACAAAAACCGCACTTGTTTGGCTTCGCCCATCGCATACGGCGGTGGGATAGCATAACGCAAAACTGAAAGGAGTTTTGTTATGGACGATTTTGCAACTGGCTATCTGGCCGGGCAGGACGGCGGCAATAACAACGGCGGATTCTTCGGCAACGAAGGTCTGTGGGCTGTCATCATCCTCGCTATCATCTTCGGCTGGGGCACGAACGGCTATGGCCGAAACGGCGGCGACAACGGCATGAACAGCTACATCCCCTATCTGGTCGGCACTGGCGCAACTGGTCAGGGCGGTGCAGACACCCGTGCGGCTCTGTCTGATGGCTTCTACCAGCAGGATACCTCCCGTTCTCTGGCGGGCATCCAGAGCGGTATCTGCTCTCTGGGCTATGACCAGCTGGCGCAGATCAACGGCATCAACGCCAACATTGCGAACGGCTTTGCAGGCGTGAACAGTGCCATCTGTCAGCTTGGCTACCAGAACGCACAGCTCGTAAACGGACTGGAACGCAGCGTGTCCAACGGCGACAACGCCATCAGCCTTGCCATCATGCAGGAGGGCAACGCACGGCAGGCGGGTCAGACCGCACTTGCAACGCAGCTTGCGTCTTGCTGCTGCGAGAACAAACAGTTGATCGGCGACCTGAAGTACACCATCGCAACGGAAGACTGTGCTACCCGTCAGGCTATCGCAGACAACGCCCGTGCAGTTATCGACAACTGCAACGCCAACTTCCGCAGCATGATGGACTACTTCACGCAGGATAAGATTGCCACTCTGACCGCTGAGAACCAGAGCCTGAAGTTCGCCGCTTCTCAGGATCGTCAGAATGCGCTTCTGACCACTGCGATGAACGCACAGACCGATACCATCCTGAACCGGGTCAATCCTCGTCCGATTCCCGCTTATCAGGTGGCAAACCCCAACTTTGGCGTGAACTGCTGCGGCTGCGGCTGCTAACCAACACACTCCCCGATAACACCGGGTGAACCATCGGGGCAGGGGTGAGACACCTCTGCCCCTGATTTTTTAGGAGGAAAAAATTATGGCTTGCAAAACAAGCTGCAAACTCTGCCCCCATCTGGTATTAAGCCAGTCGGTGACGTTCGCTAATGATACGCTCACCATCAACATCCCTGCTGGCGCATACCAGAACGGAGAGAAGTATTGCATCGTGGTTGCCCAGAGCATCCCGGATACAACCACCATCAACGCCCCCGTGGTCATTACCATTGGTGCAGGCACTACCGCATACCCTCTGACCGACTGCAACTGCGCTCAGGCAACCGCCGAGAGCATCCACACCCGTACTCGCTACGCTACCCGTGTGGCAACGTCTGCCACCGGCACCGGCACGTTTAAGTATCTTGGCTGCTTCTGTCGTTCCCACGCTGGCGCGCCCGCGTCCATTTCTTGAGGAGGTATAGATTATGGGCAAGACTAATTTTCGCCGCATGGTGATGCTCCGTGACCACGACAAAAACCGTGAGCCGGAACGTGACCGCCTTGAGGAAGAGCGTGACCGCAGAGAACGTGAGCTGGAACGCCGTCTGCGTAAGCTGGAAGGTGGCAACGACCGTTATCCCTATTATCCGCAGGAGGAGAACCGCTATATCGACCCCTACCCTATCCCCCGCCATCCTGACGTAGAGAATGGGCGCAGAATGCCGCAAATCGGCTTCTCGCAGAACGGAGACTGGGACAAGCGGTCTGGACAGTACGAACGTGGCGGCGCAGACGGCCGTTCCATCAAGATGCCGCGCCAGCACCTCACCCACGATGAAGCAGAGGAATGGTGCGACAGCATGGTGAACGCTGACGGCACAAAGGGCTGTCACTGGACGCTGGAACAGACGCAGGACGTTGCGAAACAGCGCAATATCACCTGTGACCCGAACGATTTCTGGGCTGTCATGAACATGATGTACTCGGATTATTGTCAGGTCGCAAAGCGTCAGTCCGTTGATACTCCGGGCTTCTACGCTGATATGGCAAAGGCGTTCCTTGAGGACGCAGATGCCGCAGATGGCAAGGCATATCTCTACTGGGATTGTATTGCTGATAAGTAAAGCAAAACCCCTGTGTAACCACTAATGGCTACGCAGGGGCGCTTTGCGCTTATCGGATTGTCGTTATTCCTCTATCTCTCATATACTCGATAAAATCTTCTGCTGGCATTCTCTCTGAAAGCTCTTTCATTGTGTATTGGCGTTTTTCCTCAACCCAATGCTTCTTTTCTTCGATACCAGACAAATCGTGGACTGTATACCATTGTGTTTTTGGGCTATCAAGTCCATTTGAAAGGAATTGAACCTTAAACCAATTTGGACGTTTTCTTCGTTCAAACCAATTCAATTCGGAAAATTTTATCCATGCAATGTTTTTATAATTTCCTTCTTTTTGCCCTTTGCTCTTAAAATTATCTTTTATTTTCTTTAAGCTAAAATAGTCGGTTTCAACGCATTGGTTTTCCATATATCTTATGCGCCAATCTTTGTTTCGAAAGACCATCTTATCTTCGTATATGTCACCGCCTGTCCCATTGAGATACCAATGCGATTCGTAGTGACCTAACACTTTTTGCCCCATTCTGTTCCTCCTTCTCCCCTGTGCGGTCGTTACGGATACACAGGGGTTATTTTATTTGGTGTAGTACAATTCCATATCTGCCTTATACATATCAAGTTGTCTTTTGCTATCCACAAGCGTGTTAAAGCTAAATCCCGCTGCAAAAGATACGGCGATGGACAAAATCAAGTGTGCCGCAACCCATTTACCAGCAAAGATAAACGGAATCTGAACTGCTACAGCAAAGACATCGAACAAAAGAACATAAACTCCGTGTTTGACCATTTTCTGTAAACGGCTAATGCTTTCTTCGTAAAATTCCTTCGACATCATCATGCGTCAATCCTCCAAGAAATCCTCTTGATTCAGAACTTGATTTACAATTCGTTCTGTACATTCTTTGATAACTGTAGATGCAGGGACGTTATCTTCATAAGCTATGTTTTCATATTGCGCCCCTGCATATTCAAAAAACCTTTTAGAAAGCATTTCTGCATCCGCACGGCACAACGGCTTTAATTCGTATTGCAACGGAAATCTTCTTATAAGCGCAGGATCAAGCCTATCAAATCGGTTTGTCGTTCCAATAATAATGACATTGTTCGGCAATCTATCCATTTCCTGCATAATCGCAATAACCACACGGTTCATTTCCCCAACGTCATCTTTTTGCCCACGAGCCATTCCAACCGCGTCTATTTCATCAAAACAAAGAACGCAAGGAGCAGTTCTCACATAATCAAAAATTCTTGCAAGGTTAGATTGCGTTTGCCCCAAGTGTGAATCAACTAAACTTGAAAATTGAATTCTCAAAAACGGAAGTTTTGCTTTATGCGCGATATACCTAGCCAGCATGGTTTTTCCGCATCCGCTTTGCCCATAAAGCATCAATGCTGGCAAATAAGGAATGCCCATTTCGTTCAATTTTTCAGATGCTCGATAAATAGCAACGATTTTCTGCGTTATATTTTTTTCTTCGTTCCTAAGAAGGAATCTTGCTTCTGGGAATTCTTCTGTATCCTCTGCAATCAAAAGATGCTGTAAGTTATATGGCAATTCAATAAATTCTCTTTTGCTTTCCAACTTGCGAAACATATTTTCTTTGAACTGCTCATCTTTTTTGGATGATATAGAATCCAAAATAATTTCAACGGCTTTTTGCGCGTTTTTCATATCTCCATCGCAAACAAATCGAATAAGACATCGTTCACTATCATTCATCTAAGAAATCCTCCAACTCAATCTTCCCGTCTGCCGCAGCAGCAGCCAAAGCGTACACGAACTGCCCAATAGTCATTCCGTGCCGTCTAGCTTCACGGTTGATATACTTGCGTTCTTCCTCGCTCATAAGGATAGTAATGCGCTTTGAGCGCTTGCCATCGCCACTTGCAACGCCCTGATGCGATTCCGGCATCGGGATTTTTTTCTTTGTCAGACTAGCTTCAGCTAGTGCGCCGGGAACATTGCCCTGTTCAATCAGGCGTTGAACTTCCTTCGCTTGTTTCAGCTTCTTCGGCTTACTTTCGCTTACTACGGCATTGTTTGGCTGTGTTTCGCTGTCTTTGGCTTGCTTCGGCTTAATATTGCTTAATTGTGCATCATTAGGCTGTATTAGGCTGTCTGCGGCTTCATTAGGCTTAATCTGTGTTTGTTCGGCTTCGTTCGGCTTTGTTTGGCTTACTTCTTCTTCCTTTGGCTCACTTCGGCTTAATGGCTGTTCCGAATAAATAGGCTGGAAATCAAAGCCCCCAAGCAGACCTGAGGATTTTTTGCTGGTTGACTTCATTCTTTTTCATCCTCCATCTTTGCTCCGCAACAAGCGCAAAATCTTGTCTCACGGTACATTTTCGGATAACGTGCAATTTTATAATGGCAGTTTGAACATTCTAGCCAATCCCAATGCACTCCATTCTCGTCCACTCGATGATGAACTTCCCACTTTGCCGTTTCTTTCGGCTGAATTTCATCCATCAATCTTATATGGCAAATCACGCTTTCTAAAACATCACATACGCTTGCCGTTTCGCTACGAATTCTTGCATTGTTGGCTTGGTTCTGCAAATAGTAATTTACAAGTTCATCAGAATCAATCAGTCTCATTTTTATCTCCCTCCACAATCATCTTTGCCAACGCCTTGAAATCCTCTGCGCTGGTACTCTTTGCTGTATCACCGCTGAACAGGCTGTGACGCTCTGCTTGCGCTTTACGAACGCCCATAGACGGTCTAATCTTCACGTCCAGTAGCGTTGTTCCCATGCTCTGTGCAATCACAGGAAGCTGCTCCACAACCTCTTTGGACAGGTTCTCACGGCTCTTGTACTGGTTTAGAAGCAGACCTTCAATCTTCAAGGTCGGGTTGAAGTATCTGCGAACATCGCCGATAGTCTGCGAAAGTTGGCTCAAGCCAGCCAGTGCATATCGGTCTGCTGTGATGGGAACGATAATGCTGTTAGCAGCAATCAGAGCGTTTACAAGTGCAAGGCCAAGCTGCGGGGGAGTGTCCAGCACAATGTAATCGTACTGCCCAGACACGCTTTCGAGGGCTTCTCGCAGCCGGAAGTTCTTGCCAATGTCCCGGACAAGCTGTTCGTCAATGTCCTTCATTGCATTGTCAGATGGCAGAATGTCACCAGCTTCACAGTGCTGGATTCCTTCCTCTACTGTGCCTTGCCGGGTCATCACATCAAACAGGGTGCATACATCCTCTGTCTGTGCGCCGTAGGTGTCCGTTGTGTTGCACTGTGCATCGCAGTCCACCAGCAGAACTTTTTTCCCGAGCAACTGTATCGCACCAGCCAGACAGGTGCTTGTGGTTGTCTTTCCTGTGCCGCCCTTCTGATTGGCGACAGCTATAATTTTTGCCATTTTATCACTCTTTCTTTATTTTTCTGGTTCTTCAGGAAGCGGCATCCAATGGGTTACATCTCTTAGAACCTCGTTGTCCTTCCATACATCAACGGAATCCCTTTCCCACCACAACAAACCATATCTTCCTCTTGCCAAATGTCCAACGTCAATATGATTTTCCGTGAAAACAATTACATTCTCCCTGTAATTTGGCAACTCATCTTTCACACTAATCCATCCCATTCTTTCTCCTTTCTGCATCATCTGCTTATTTTGGCTACTTTTGCAACGCTTCAATGGAATAGAAAGCTGGCATATACTTGTCTACGACACCCGCCTTGTCCACGCTTCTAATCATATAGCCAACAGGTCTGTCTGGGAACGGAGACCTGTCCAAAGACAAAATGTCCTTATACGCCGCCTTTACCGTGTCGTAAACCGCTTCTCTGCGTCTTGGTAGCTTGATTTCTGGATGCTCTTTCTTCATCCGCTTCTCAACTACCTTCGCCACGTCAATGCAGTCCTGCTTTTCCAGTTCGTCACACACAGACCAGTCGAAATCCTCGTATCCGCTTCTGCGGGGCTTTCTGACGGCTTTTTGAGGTTCGGTCAGCACTTCGCTTGCCTGTGCTTCAATTAGCTTCTCAGACGCTTTAATTTTGGGCTTAAACTTGACTGCTACAGCCTTTCGTGCCACAAGAACTGGCTCGTAAATCACAACAATGTCCGACACGGCATTGATTTCGTCCACCGCAACATCGAGCACTCGCTTGCGAAGGTTCTTGTAAACGTCATAGCTTGCTTCCATGGCACCAAGCTGCTCTCTCAACTTCTTTAAACTGATTTCATGCGGTTTGTTATCCATGTTCAGCCAGTCCCGAAGAATCGAGTAAAGCAAGATACTGTACTGCGATTTCATTCGTGACGTGTAACGCAGCCTATACCGGACGTATCCACTTTCGGCAATATCAAAGAAGATAGGACGAAGATCAGGGTTACAGGTGATCGCCACGACATAAGACCTTGTTTCTGGCACATAGTCCAGTTTCGCCCTTGTGAATAGGACAAAGCTTTCAAACGTACCCTTCTCTTTGTCAATCGGAATCGACACTGTATTGCCAAGAAAGTGCTTTATTTGCGGCTCAATCCTTCGTGCATCAAGGCTTTTCAGCCCAAGAAGCTCCCTATATTCTGCAAGAGTGAACTCCACACGGCTGCTATTTGGGTCTCTCGGATTTATTCTTGATAAGTAAACCTCTAGCAATCGAAGTTCCCCTGCCGTGTAATCCCTGAATTTAGCCCACACAAGGGATTTGCTCTTTTCCACAAGGTTATTGTCGGATATTTTTGGCATCTGCTCACTTCCTTTAATGGTCTGAAAACAGTATATCACAAGTAGGGGGACGTGTCAATGATTTTTGTCCCCCATGGCTTGTCTTTTTGTCCCCCATGTCCTCGTCATTTTGTCCCCCATGACTTGTCAAAACGTCCCCCATGCTTTGTCATTTTGTCCCCCATCTACATATTATATATTAAACAAGAAATAAACAAGAGGTTAAATATTATCGTTAAATAGTCGATGACGATAATTTTCAACAATTTCTTTATTTTTCCATTCCAGTTTGTGGATAACCGAACTCTACGTTTGCTAAATAAGACTGTAGCCGGGAAGAAGCTGTGCATCGTTAGTCATACTAAACGCGGATAGATTGTGGATAGGTGTACAAAAAGTGGATTGAAAGGTATACCAAATCTGCACAATGGGGGACAGATTGACGAACTATTCAAGCACAAACAGCAGATTAACGATAACTCGTTATTTATTCCGCGCGAATATTGTCGATTTACAGCCTATGGGGGACGGATTGACAAAGTAAAGGTATACCTAATCTGCATGAAGCGTGTACAAAAAGTGGGTGAACGTGTACAAAATGTTCTTCAAAAACTGCGATAATTCGACAATCAGCCAGTTATATTATTTGGATTCACGGTATAAGAATCGTTGGACTTCATGGCTGCTTCTATTCCAGCGTCCTGTGCCTGATAAAGAATTTCCATCTTTGGAGCGGTACCGTTCGGGTCCGGGTCTGTTCCGGTGGCTTGTGCTATCTCATAGTTGCCAGACACCATCCGGCAGACAGTGACTCTATCCTTCAGCGGCGTGTGGAGGTTTGCCAGAATCTCCGTTAGCACACCGATGTGGTCTGAGCCGTGATCTCCGTACCGGATGTACAGCAAAGCATCTATCTCGTAGGAAGAACACTCCATCATGGCATCTATGAGAATTTGGCGCTTCTTCATGTCGGAAAAGCCGTCCTCTAAGTGTTCCAACAATCCTGGATGAGTGCAAGCGTCCATGTATCGAGCCGCTGATACGCCGCAGCAGGTGAACCAGCGCATAGCCATTGGCAGGGAGATAGCTGCAAGACCCTGCTCCCAGTTGGCGATGGTACCACGATTTACGCCCATCCGCGCTGCCAGCTTTTGCTGGCTCAGACCGGAGCGCATCCGTGCCGTCTCTAACGCTTTGGCTGTTCTTGCTAAATTTTCATCCATAAATTCTCGCCCTTTCAACAAAATACGGCAAAACTGCCGGATTCGACAAGCCAAAAAATGGAAAAAGCTGCTATGGAGAACCAACAGCAGCCTATGTTATAACTGTATTGTCAAAAAATTCCAAAGAGGAAGGGAACAAAAATGATAGAAACTGTAATCTGGAACCATGAACGTATGCCGATCATCGATGGAATGCCCGCCAGCGTTACCGATGGGCAGCCACACACACCTGAACCATGGGAGGAAAGCTAATGAACCGAACCGTAGATGCTCTGATTGTCCCATACGCCCGCAGACGGACGCTGGAGCTTGTTCTGAGCCTTTCTGGATACGAAGCTGATAAAGATGCTTACCTCGAAGCAAAAGGCATCCTGGAACGCGCCATAGCCGCCTTGGACGATGGGCGTGACCCGGGAGATAGCATCGAACGCATTGACGGGCAGCTCGTAGAGCTGTGATTGGAGGAAAGATGGATAGGCGTTGTCCCTTTTGACTTGAACGCTCGCGGCTTTCCCGATGTAAAGTAACGGATGCGAAGAAAACATTCGATTTTTGCGAAGTTGTTCAAATTGTATTGACTATACAACTGAAAGATGTATAATCGTATCAAATGAACAATCGTATTTACTGATCGGGAGGATATGCCACAATGAGCGAACGAGAAAGAGCTAAGATTGACAGGTTTATCGCATGGCTGTTGGAACACCCTGATAAGATTCCGGCAGCGGAGAAAGCCCTAGACCTGGAATAATAGAAAACCCCTTGCACAGAGCTACACCAGCCCGGCACAAGGGGTTTTTATTTTACCGGGTCAGAACCACTTCTTTTTTCGGTTTCTACGGTAACGATATTTTCTGCTGTTGCCATATAGCACACGGTCGTTGCCTTTTAACAAGGCTTGCATGAACCAAAAGCAAAAGGCACAGCCACACAACAAGTAATACACGGGCTTACCTCACATCTTCTCGATCAGGTTCATCAGAGCTTCACGCTGCTCTTTCGGCATAGATTCAAGTTTTCTTCTAATCCGTTCCACTGCTGCATCGACTTCACTTTGCGGCTGCTGGGGCGGGTTTTCTTTTTGCTCGCCAGTGAGTTCCTCAACCGTAACGCCAAGCGCGTTGGCTACTGGCAAAAGCATTTCATCTGGAAAATCCCTGTCGGTAGTCAGCATTTGAGAGATATAACCTCTGCTTTTTCCGATTTCTCTGCACACAAAGGATATATTTACACCCTTGTCGGCAGCGATTCTTTTGGCTCGCTCCACATTGCGCATAGAAAAAGACCTCTCTTTTTGTGCAAATAGCCAAATGTTCACAGAATTGAAGATTGGCTATTGAAAAATAGCCACTTGACTAGTATAATATGAAGCACAGGGCAAACAAAAACCAAGACCCCTGACAAATCTATCAGGAAGTCGCTGGAAAATGTTCACTTTGTACCTCGCAACTACATAGTAGCATATTTTCTAGTAAAATGCAAGCCCAGAAAGGAGAACGGCTAGTGAATCTTTCTAAAATCGACGAGTTTCGCAAGTTACATGGTCTGTCTCGTACTGACTTGGAAGTAGCTGCTGGTTTAAGCAACGGCGCACTGGGCAAGTGGGAACGCTCCGCAAATGGGCCGAGCATTCGACAGCTTGTGAAAGTCGCTGATTACTTCCGCGTGTCGGTGGACGCTCTTCTTGTAAGAGATAAGCAGTAAATCATAAGAAAGGGTTAAAAATGAACGATATTATCTTATCTATGCAGAATGGCGAGCCTGTGGTTTCCAGCCGTCAGATTGCAGAGAGCTTCGAGAAACGTCATGACCATGTGATGCGTGACATCGAAGATATTATGAAGGGTCTCCCCAAAAATGGGGACACCCACATGTTCTTCAAAACCGAGTACACCCATGAGCAGAACGGCCAGAGCTACCCCATGTACCTGATGAACCGTGACGGTTTCACCCTGCTGGCTATGGGCTTTACCGGCAAGGCGGCTCTTGAGTGGAAGCTCAAGTACATTGCAGCGTTCAACGAAATGGAGAAGAAGCTGGCTGAACAGCCGCAGCTCACCCGCTCACAGCTCCTTGCAACTGCGCTGATCGCAGCGCACGAAGAGCTGGAGGAGAAGGACAAGAGGATTGAACTTCTGACAGCCGACACGGAACGGATGAAGCCAAAAGAGATTTTCAGCGATGCAGTAAGCACCAGTCAAAACAGTATCCTGGTCGGTGAGCTGGCTAAACTGCTCAAGCAGAACGGCATCGAAATCGGCGAGAAACGGTTGTATGTCTGGATGCGTGAGAATGGTTATCTCATCAAGCGCAAGGGTGCTGATTGGAACAAGCCAACGCAGCGCAGCATGGAGATGAAACTGTTCACCATCAAGGAAACGGTCATCTGCCACTCGGACGGACACAGCATCAGTTGGTACAAAGTTGAAAGCTACGATCTTTATTCGATTAGCGTGTGGCTTGAATCGGAAGAGAGAAAAATAACGAACCGCACTTGCTCTATCGACTCATCCAATTGGGATGTTTGGATTGCCAAGTGTGTCTGCCTGTGTCGGGCTACCGGCAGAAACGTGCCCGCGTTCATCATCAAAAAGGCCGGTGAGTGCTGGTGACGAAATTTTGCAAAGCGCAAAGTCGCAAACGCAGACTAAAGCTGGCAATGGCAGTTGGCGTATCAAGAAACGATGCCAACAATGTACTGTGGATGGAAAAGATGCTGAACCAGTGCTTTGAACGGCATAATCGGGAAGCCAGACTGAAAGAGGAGATGCAGCGTGGAAGAAAAGTACTGTGAGCGGTGTGGCGCCTTTCTCGGCTTTGTAAACCCGTGCAAGAAATACTGCGAAGAATGCAAAATCATTGTTCGCAAAGAACGGCAGGCCCTTATAAAGAAAGGAATCAAGACTGATCCAGAACCGGCTTTATGCGCTTGGTGCAAAAAACCAATGGTTCGGAAGGTCTGGTCTCAAAAATATCACCCTGAATGCGCAGCAGATGCAAACAATGCAAAGTCAAAAGGCAAAAAGAACTGAATGAGATAAAAGCATCTGGCAAGTTCAAAATTACTTGGGATGTGCAGGAACCAGAACGCGCGAGACCTCAAAAGCACGAACCTCCAAAATACACCGTGCGCCAGATGAACGATGCCGCAAAGCGATACGGCATGAGCTACGGCCATTACAGTACTTTACTTGCACAGGGAAAGGTGAAGGCACCTGATGAACGGTAAATACTACGGCCAGCGTGAAGTCCGCTGGCACAGCCGGGAGAAAGAGCGGCTGGAGCATATCGAGAAAGAAAGAGTGAGCAAAAATGAAAAAAATCAAAGTCAGAATTACATTCACCGAAGCGGTTCTCGGCACATGGCCTAGCAACCAGAACATTGCAAGAGAGTTCATTGCCAGCAAATCCCCGGACGCAAGCACTATCGAGGATGAAGTGGCCGCTCTGGGCGCTGATGCTGTGGCAGATAAGGGTATGACCGTGTTTCCTCGCAACGAAAACGGCGAACCCATCCTGTATGACTACCAGATTAAAGGCTTCTTCAAGGATTCTTGCGGTATGCTTTCCCGCATCGGCGGCAAGACCGAAACTGGCAAGAAGAAAGCTGTCAACGAATCCGGCAAGCTGACGGCCTACAAGAAGGTCATTGATGGTCTGATTTTCGTTCAGCCCCGCATGATTCCCATTCATGTGAACGGCGAGATTACCGAGTGCCAGCGCCCTCTCCGCGCACAGACGGCGCAGGGCGAACGCGTAAGCCTTGCCAACAGTGAGCAGATTCCCGCTGGTTCGACTTGCGAGTTTGAAATCGTTCTTCTGGACGATTCTCACGAGAAGGCCGTGCTCGAGTGGCTGGACTACGGCGCTCTACGTGGCATCGGCCAGTGGAGAAACAGTTCTAAAGGACGCTTTGCTTACGAAATCCTCAATTAACCGCTATGGCAGAGCAATGCCGCGATGGGATCAGCAAGGGCAATGCGGTGATTTGACGAGATCTGCAAAGGCATGGCGAAGCAAGGCTCAGACGAGCAATGGAATTGCACGGAACAGACATGAGCGGCGAAGTAAAGGCTATGGATGCAAGGCGTAGCTTTTGATAAGCAAAGGCGAAGAGGAGCATAGAAACGCAAAAGCAACGGCAAAGAATAGAGACAATAGGCTAAGGCATTGAGTAGCTAGGAGCAGAACAGCAACGGCAACGCATGGTATCGTCATGACTCGCAATGGCAAAAATGAAAGGAGATAAAGTGAAAGCACTGATTGAAGTTGCCCTGATGTGGGGTATAGCACTGGCGGTGGTTTTGGCGGTATTTCTGCTGAACTTCTGGATAGTGCATCACATCGTAATTTTGGTAGGAACATCAGCTGCCCGTGGAATCATCACGGTATCTGTGGCAATGGCTACGGCATGGATACCGAGTTTTGGAGGTAATAAGAGTGAAAAGTCTGAAAGCTAATGTCCTTTGTACGCTTGGAATCGCGTTAGCAATCTTTTTGGTAGGATGCGGCGATGCAATCCAGAAAAGTCAGAGCACAGTAGCAATGTTTGGATATGTTTTCCTTTCGTGTGGCTTCCTCGCCGCAGCACTCGTCTTGTGTGCCATTGGGGTTAGCTCTGAAAATGAACGCATTGAACAGGAAAATCGCAAAGTAAAACGCATTCCTCACCACACCAGCGAGTGGAGGGATGCACGATGAAATGCCCGATGTGCGGCAGTGACGACATCACAACGGTTGACAGCCGGTCTGACCACGATAGCATCGTTCGCCGCAAGAAATGCCTTGAATGCAACCATCGGTGGTCTACCATCGAGATTGACAAAGACCAGTGGTACAGCGCGCTGCAAATCAAAGAGGAGCGTAAGAGAGGGAGACCAAAAGATGATTAACCTTGACAGATTCGGTGGCGTGACAGAGCCGGAGTACCGGCAGAACCAGAGGGACGCATGAAAACAAAAAAGCCCGCCGGTGTTCCAGCACCGGCGGGCCTGCAAGGGGTGATGGCTTCTCTAGCCCATCACCCCGGAGGATAACACATCTGGAGAAAAGCTGCAAGCCTGTAACCGATAAAAGAATCGGATTACATAGTCGATCATCATTAACAAAAGGAGACTATCTATGGAAACGAATGTAAGCAGCTTACTCGACATGGCCAACGGGGCGATCAAAGAGCGTCTCGACTATGAGATGGGCCGGGTCATCCAGAACATCGGAGACCCCAACACCAAGGCAGCGGCCAAGCGGACCATCACCGTCAAGATCATCCTTGAGCCGGACGAAGAGCGCCAGCACATCGAGGTAAGCGCCACTGCTTCCAGCACGCTGGCACCCATGCACCCGGTCAAGACTGCGCTTGCGGTCGGCAATGAGGAAGGTCGTGTTGTGGCAGTGGAACTCACTCCGCAGATCCCCGGCCAGTTTGACACTTTCGGCGGAGTAGCACCGCAACGCAAAGTCCTCAAGTTCGACGAAATTTACACCGCATAAAGAAAGGAAAACATCATGGACATCAAGAACAGCTTCCTCGCAGACGCAATCAACACTCTGGCCGATTTGGGCAAAAAGTCCGCAGAGCCGAAAGCACAGACCGTGAACGGTCGCAACTTCCTTGTCACCGGCAGCAGCTACAAAGAAATCGAGCCGCTTGAGCTTCCCAAGCCGGAGAGGGCAGTCACCCGCAGCCTGAATGCTCTGGCCGCACTGGTAAAGACCGAGATTGATTCCTTCGTCGATCATCCGCTCTACATTTCCTGCGAGAAATACGACCATGTGCGGGTATTCACCCGGCCGAACGCAACTGATGACCTGCACCGCTGGACTCCTTACGAGGCGATTGCCTCTGACCTCCCGCCGATGATCGAGGAGGTACGGTGGAGCTTTGACGAAGCGCAGATCAAACTACGCTCCATGTTCCAGCGGGCGTCCGATGGCAATACCAATGACGTGGATTACATTCTCAGCCTGCTTTCCCACATGAGCGTAGACCAGAGCGTCAAGAGCGATGACAACGGCGTGACCCAGACCGTACAGGTCCGTAAGGGTGTCAGTTTTGTTGAGACCCAGCGGGTGAATCCCATCGTGAAACTGGCCCCTTACCGCACTTTCCAAGAAGTCGAACAGCCGGAGAGCGAATTTGTTTTCCGCGTCTACGATGACCGCAGCATCAGACTGACGGCAGCAGATGGCGGGATGTGGAAAATGGCCGCACGAAGCGCCGCGCGGCAGTATCTCCTTGCAGCCCTTCGTGAAGAAGTTGACTCAAAGCGCGTCATTGTGACTCTGTAAGTGCCCATTCGGTCGCCGCAGCTCATGAAACAGCATGAACAGACGCGGAGGGTGGGTATGGGGAATCGTTACAAGAGGGAGATAAACATGAACGGCAAAAACAAGCGCTGGCTCGAGCAGCGGTGGGACATGAACCAGCCCGCCCGGCTGCGGCACATCCACCAGAACAAGGAGAAGAAAAAGGTGAGCACGGTACAGATTTTTGACGCGGATTTGCGTTTTGTCAACGAAATCCCCATGCCGAACACGCTGGCTGGAATCCAGTACGCCGACCAGCTGGCAGCAGAAAAGCCGGGCCGTCTGTACGTCGTTATGGACGAGCACCGGCAGAAGGTTTACCAGAGGTGACATACATGACTTTAGAGCAAAAGGAACGCCGCAAAGCGGTTTTGCGGTATGCAGTCAGCGTCCCCGAATGGAATCTTGCACTCAAGCATCGGGCAGCAGCAGAGCTTACGAAATGCGCAAGCCTCTTGATGAGCGTAAGCCAGATGATGCTTGCGACCGACGCGGAAGACCGTTTTTATCCGGACAGATTAGATTACGGGATGTCTCCGACGGGATATGCAAAAGCCATTTCGGATGCAGAGTACAGCCTCGGAACAGCCGCTTCGGCGCTGGAAACCGTAGTTGCTTTGGCAGATGAGTCAAACGCCTTCCCGCTTATCAACTCCACCCAGACCGGCGGGTTAGATGACGCGATGGGCAACATTGAGGCGGCCTACAATTCGGGTTTTGGGTGGCTGGCAGATCTGTGCCGGGTACACGGGATGGATGAGGTGACATACAATCATGGATAAAATGACCATTTACGAGCAGTGCCGGGAAGTCCCCAAAGACGCCCAGAAGCCTATCGAAGCGGGCCGCCTGAAGGGCAAGACCGACATTAACCCCATGTGGCGTATTAAGAAGCTGACTGAGCTTTTGGGCCCGGCTGGTATGGGCTGGAAGTTCGACCCGCCAGTGTTCGAGGAAAAGACCGGAGCAAAGGGCGAAGTTGTCGTGCAGTGCTTTACGAATCTGTACGTCAGGCAGGATGATGGGGAAGCGTGGAGCGCCCCCATCCCCGGCGTGGGCGGCTCTATGCTCATCGCGCTGGAAAGGGACGGCCTTCGCACTGACGATGACGCCTATAAAAAAGCCTACACCGACGCACAGAGCGTGGCGTGCAAGGCACTGGGCATCGGCGCGAACGTGTACTGGAAGGATGACTCCACCAAGTACACCCCGCTTACGGACATTCCCGCCCCGGTGTGCGCCTGCTGCGGAAAGAAAATCATCGGCATCAAAACCAAGGACGGAAAAAAGATGCCTGCTGAGCAGGTAGCGGAACGAAGCAAGGCAAAATATGGGCGTATACTCTGCGTAGAATGCGCAAAGAAACAGCCGAAAGAAGATGGAGGAATGTCTCATGCTTAACATCGTAGCATTGATGGGCCGTCTGGTCTACGAACCGGAATTGAAGACCACCCCGAGCGGCATCAATGTGTGCAGTTTCCGCATTTCCTGTGACCGCAACTTTGCCCGTCAGGGCGAGCAGCGTCAGGCCGATTTCATCGACATCGTCGCGTGGAGGCAGACCGCCGAGTTCGTCTCCAAGTATTTCCAGAAGGGCAGCATGATCGCCATCGAAGGCAGCTTGCAGACGACCTCGTACCAGAACAAGAACGGCAACAACCGCACCAAAGTTGAGGTCGTGGCCAACAACGTGAGTTTCTGCGGCAGTAAGGCCGCAGAGCGGGCTGTCGTGAAGGATTTTGACCAGCAGACGGAAAATCATGTGCGCGAAGCAAACGCCGCTCACAACGCCCCGCAGAAGCCTCAGAATGTACCGGAATATTCGCAGGGCAGCGCAGACGACTTTTCGGTCATCGACGATTCGGAGGACTTGCCGTTCTAATCCGAGAGCTGCGCTATCTGGCTATACGGGCGTGCAAAGGAGGTGAAGGCACACGGCTACCGGAAAAAGATACTACTGGTTGAAACTCAAAGACAGCTTTATGCGGTCTGATGCGGTGGATTTTCTCATGGGGCATTACAACGGCGCACTACGAGGACGGCAATGTTTTCTCCGAGGACAGCGAATGGAATTGGGAAGGCCTCCCCGACTGGGGGACATACGACGAGGAACGGGACGACTACCGAATCCCGGAAGGCTGATGGGAATACCGCCACTTCAACCCGGACGACGTTTACAACAACAAGATAGACTGCCCCGTGGTGGGCTGGATGCCGATGCCGCCGGAGGCGCTGAAAAATGACGATGACGCCGTGTAAAGACTGCCCCACTCGGCACCCGGTATGCCACGACAGTTGCCTTAAATACGCCGAGTTTAAGCTCCAGCATATCGCAGAGCTTGCTTACACAAAGCAGATGACCGACCGGGGCGTTGTATACCACTACGACCACGAGGACCGTCACCGGGAACGGGGCCGCAAGAAGTACATGGGAGCGAACGGAGGAGCGGACAGATGAAAGTGCTTATCGCCTGTGAGGAATCGCAGGAAGTGTGCAAGGCATTCCGGGGAAAAGGACACGAAGCCTATTCCTGCGATATTCAGGAGCCGTCCGGCGGGCATCCAGAGTGGCACATCCTCGGCGACGCCCTCAAGGCTGTTAGGGGGGGGCAAGTCGTGACGATGGACGGCGTAACGCATGATGTTGGAAAGTGGGACTTGCTCATTGCACACCCGCCCTGCACACACCTGTCTGTTTCTGGTGCGCGGTGGTTCACAGAGGGAAGAAAACCGCTCAGCTTACGCTATGAAGCTGCTGCGTTCTTTATGAAATTTGTAGAAGCGGATATCCCGCAAATTGCAGTAGAAAACCCCGTGTGCGTGATGTCTACGCTATACCGAAAGCCAGATCAAATCATTAACCCTTGGCAATTTGGACACCCGGAGCAAAAGAAGACGTGCCTGTGGCTTAAAAACCTTGCCATCTTGCAAGAAACCGACAATGTGTACAATTACATGATGACGTTACCGCAAAAATTGCGAGAAAAGAATTATTGGATGGGAAGAGGCCACTCAAAAGAACGCAGTAAAACTTATCCAGGTATTGCAAAAGCGATGGCTGAACAATGGGGGTAAAAAATGAAGCCTGAAAAGAGAATAATCCGCTTTATTGTGTCAGCGGCATTGCTGATTGTGACGCTGTGGTTTACATCCTGTGGTGCGGCCACTGCCGAGGCAGGAGCTGAAAGAAAGCCATGCTACCATGTCAAGGTCTACTCCCCGGCAATCGAAAACGCGGGCTATGCCAGCAGAAGGAGACCGAAGTACACCATCACTGTAGACACTTTTAGCGATCTGGTTCCCACCGATACTTATAGTCGTGAAAGAGATTACCAACTTCTCCAAATTCCTCTTGGAGGTGGTCGCTTTGAGCTGGTGTCCACCTCGCTGGTTGAAATCGAATATTACTGAGGGAGGGCTGGAAAACATGAAAATCCGTTCGTTGATTTATTGGGACCCTGCGAAGAATGAACCTGGTTCCGCCGTCATTGAGATGACCGGCAAAGAAATCGTTATCCTGAACAACATCATCTGGGAAGCCGCAAAGGGGAAAGAGGGAAAATCTGGATCTCTGGATATGGCGAAATCCTTAATCTTACTGAACGCTCTTGTACAGCATGGGGGCCTTGACAGCGTGGATATTTTGGCTCTCAGCGATGTAGACGAGCGGCTCAACCGACATCAAGGAGGCGAAGAAAATGCCCAACAATAAAGCAGTTCTTTTAAGCGTCCGGCCTGAGTGGTGCAAGAAGATTCTCAGCGGAGAAAAGACAGTTGAGGTGCGCAGGACTTGCCCTGTGCATGGGACGCCGTTCAAGGCGTACATCTACTGCACCCGGACAGCGAGTAAGGAGTTTAAGTTGGATGACCAAAACTGGGACGTGTCCGCGAGAAACCGTGGCGGCTGGCCAGAAAAAAGGGGGCGCGTCATTGGCGAGTTCACCTGTAAGAAAATTACCGGCCTAACCCATGTTGGAGAAACAGGAAGCTGGGAACCGGCAAGCCTGTATGTTATGGCGCCCGGATCATATTACAAACCAGCCGATGAACTTCTTGAAGCGGCCTGCATAAGCAAGGAGACCGCCGAAAAATATCTTAAAGGCCGTGACGGTCTCGCTTGGCATATCTCCGACCTGAAGATTTATGACCAGCCGCGCGAGCTTCTGGCGTTCACGGGCTTGCAAAGTACTCGGTTTGGTATGCGGCCTGTGGAAATTACTAGACCGCCACAAAGCTGGCGCTACGTTGAGGAACTTCACACATGAACACCGGCAAGCAGTTTGAAGCAGACTTCAAGGCATCCGTCCCATCCGATGCGTGGTGCTATCGCCTGAAAGACAGTGCTGCCACCTACTACGGCGGCAACGAGAACCTGTCCTTTTCCATCGACAACATCTGCGACTTTCTTGTGTACCGATACCCGATGAACCACCTGTTTGAGCTGAAAACCATCGAAACGCCCTCTATCCCTCTGGAAAAGGTGTTCGGCAAGTACGACAAGGCAAAGTGCAAATACCGCAAGGAAAAGCACATCACGGACATGGTGGATGCAATGGGGTACAGCGGTCAAACAGCCCATGTGATAGTCAACTATCGGGCGGTCAACCGCACCTTTGCAATCTCTGCCAGCAAGATTCTGGCGTTCCGTTACAACGAAAGCCGCAAGAGCATCCCTTGGCAATGGGCAGAGCAAGAGGGGATAGAGGTCAAAACAAAAAGGCTGCGTGTCCATTGGCGGTATGACTTGGACGGGCTGCTAAAGAGATTGGAGAAAGAGTATGAAATGTGATAGATGCGGAGAAGCGTTTGAATACTACGACAATTCCCTTTGCGGAAATTCTATTCAAAAGACGCTTGTAAACGAAAACAAAAATTTAGTTTACCCATCGTTTGAGGGTTACCAGCCGATTTGCCTTTGCCAACATTGCATGGCAAAGCTGAACGACTGGCTGAAAGGAGAATAAAAATGGCTGAATATCATGTTGGATGTGGACCGTTTGGAAATGTCTACGTTTGGACTTATGCCCCACACCGCAAAGATGGCTTACAGGCGTGGCGAAGCGTGAAGGAGGTAACAAGCGAAGCTATTGAAGCGGTCGTCAATCATTTTATCATTAAAATGGAGCATGACGGTAAGAACAAGATTCAAAAGGCGTGGGGAGTTCGTGGCGGTAAAACGCTGAAAGTCACGTTTGAGCTTTCCCCCAGCAAGGAGATATAAGATGAATAAGCGCAGAAACAGCCCATCGTCTGGCAAACAGGCGATGTCAGCCAACCTCCGCAAAATCGCACGGCAGAATCAGTTGTACGGCTTCCGCATGGCTCTGGATGGCATCACTGCCACATGGGGAGCACTGATTCAGAACCTTCGATGCGATGCAGACCTGACCGATGAACAGGTGCAGAAAATCATCTGCATTGGTGACAGGTACTGGGAGATGGTCGGCAAGTTCAAAGAAGAGGACATGACCCCTGACGAGTTTGCTGATTACATTACCGCAAAGTCAGAGCAGGTCGAAAAAGAGCTAAGAGAAAGGTGGAGCTAATGGATAAGGAACAGCTTGCTATCGCACGGTTGCAGGACGCTGCACGGCTATCCGAGCATCGGTACAAGAAGCCGCTTATGGTCACATACTCTGGCGGCAAGGATTCACAGGTGCTTGTGGCGCTGGCTGAACGTGCAAGAATCAACTTTGAGGTGGTCAACAGCCACACCACCGCAGATGCGCCAGAGACGGTCTATTTCATCCGTGAACAGTTCAAGGCGATGGAAGAGCGTGGAATCAAATGCTCCATTGTCATGCCCCGATACAAGGACAAGCCCGTGTCCATGTGAACGCTGATTCCTCAAAAGCCGATGCCTCCTACAAGACTTGTACGGTATTGCTGTGCCGTTCTCAAAGAAAATACTGGCCGCGATAGATTTATCGCTACCGGTATGGACGTGTTCCGCTGGTGGATTGCACGGAAGCTGAACAACATCGAAACGAAGATGAAGAGGTGAGAGTGTGAAAAAGCGGATTTACCTTGTTCTCGAAACCGAAGCGGACGAGGATGACAAGAGCATCCTTAACGATATTGAGCAAGAACTTGGAATGGCTACGCATTATTTCAAAACCTGCTCTTATAGCGAAATCGGGTTTGATAGTTTGTGGAGAAGCACATTCGAGCAACCACCTAAGAAAGAAGATGCAGATGAAAACGGCTATGTGATGGCGATTGCCGGGCCGATTACAAAGTCCGATTGCGTAGGCTATCCATACAAGTGGTTGTGGAATGTCGTTGCGAAGCATCCATGCGCATACCCTGTTTGGAAGCCCATCAAGGAGGTCTGATACATGGCAACACCCCCGAAGCGTGGTCGTGGCAGACCGCCGCTGACCGAAGCTGAGAAGAAAAAGCGTGAGAAGCGAGCGCAAAAGGCGAAAGAAGAAGCCGCTGCGAAACGTGAGAAAGAGCGAGAGAAGAAGAAACAACAGATGCTTAACAAGCGGAAATCTATCCGATCACAGGTGAGTAAAAAGGTGAAAGAACAACAGGAGTTAGCAATCACGAGGTCTAAGATGCTGAATACAGGCGATTTGCAGTCAAGAATCGGTGATGAAGAGGACAAGAAGGTCATCGGCATGATTGCAGCCAAGTATTTTGGCGACCTTCCGAGCGTGGACATGAACAACCCGATTGAAGTGCAGCAACGCCTTGACTTCTTTTTTGACGCTTGCATCGACGCCAGAATCTCCCCTGTGGTGGAATGGATTGCACTGGTGCTGGGCATCGAATGGGTGAGCCTAAAGCAGATTATGGCGGGCAAACGCCGTGACGACAGCTTGCAGCAGAAGTACATCTTGAAACTGATTCTACAAATGCAGTCCATGTGGGCATACAACGGTATGTATGGTCAGGAGAACCCGGCAGAGTGGATTTTTCGAGCCAAGAACTACTTTGGTATGCGTGACAACGTGGAAGTCACCGTTGCGCCGCCTGAACAGCCGTTGGGCGATGCACAAAGCGCAGAACAGTTGGCTCAAAAGTACCAGACGACTTTGCCGAAGGAGATTGATGTGCAGTACAGAGAGGTGGACAACTAATTCAAACTGATAGAGGAATCTACCACAAGCGAATATGTGACCGCTGTGGAGCAGTTTTGGGTGGCAGGATGATGAGCCCTGACGAACACTTCAAGGACTGGTCATGGCGCAGGGACACAGGCGACTTGTGCCAGGATTGCTATGCGGAGTATAAGCGAGTGATCGGACGGTTCAACAAGGGAAAGAAAGGGCAGAGAGAATGAAAAAGTGCGCTCTTTACAGATGCAAACAGTGCTTTGCGACCATGACGGACGAAGGCGATGTCAGAATCGATAAAGACATCGTTGATTGGATGTTTGAAAACGAAATGAAAGAAAACGAAATGAAAGAAAGCAAAATTGGGTTTATCGCAAAATTCAAAATAAGCGATAAAGTTCTCATTCATCGTTGCGCCAACAACACTGTTGGTTTATGCGAGTTTATCGGATGGAAGAAGATAGAGGAATGAATTTCTGCTGCACCACCGAACATTGCTCTTGCATGGGCATCAAGCAGTTCTCCGCTGGCAAGGCCATCCGATGCACGGCAGAATCCTGCAAGAACAAATCTGAGCCGTCCTGTGGCTCTTGCAAATGGTACGCAGAGCCAGAGGACGTGTGCGTAAACGACCAGTCAGAATACGTTGCAGACTTCGTGTGGGACGAACGTGAATGCAAGGAATGGGAGAAGAAAGATGAGCGGAAGTAATGTAATCAGGCTGGGCAATGGCATTCTACTGGACAGCAAAGGGAAACTTTTATGCCAAACTGTGGACAAGTCCTGCTCAAACTGTAAATGGCCGACAGACTCTCGTGGGTCTGTTACAGATGTGTGCAAGGAATGGGAGAAGAGAGATGAAACGTCAGCAGGCCTATAAAGGGCTTATTGGCAAGGGCTGGTACGACCAAAGCGAATTTAGCCACAGATACGCTTGCTGGGCAAATCATCGCAATAACTGGGCTATTCGCAAGGCTGACAACCGCAAGCTGGCAAAGGCGAGATTGAAGCAGATTGAACGTCAGCAAATCAAAAAGGAGCTGGAAGAGTATGACGGCAGGGGAGAAAATCAGAAAACGGAGGCTTGAACTCGGTATCACGCAGAAAGATGTTGCAAGGATGATTGGAACAACCAATTCGTATGTAAGTGCCGTTGAAAAGCAAAAGCGTGGCGTGATGAAAGAAACGCGGCTGGCAAAATTCGCAGAAGCACTTCAATGCAGCGTAAACGATTTGAGGTCAGATGCGTCAAAAAACATGGTAGACCCAGCCAATGACGACTTTGGAGCGGTTTGCAACTGTGCTGTGCGCTATTGCTTGGGAAGACGGTCGTATATGCCTAGCCTTGTTTGCGGATACATCACACCGCTTCTGCCGGAGCCGACCGACATGACGCTTGGTTGCTTTGAACGTGACATTGCAGAGCGCAAGCGGACAGGCTTTTTTGGCGATTCTTGCGACTATGAGACGTGGGATGCGTTCTACAAGGCGGTTTGCAATGAAATAGAGAGGAGAAAGGGCAATGGAAGTCAGACCGATTGATGCAAATGCACTCAAACTTTATTTTTCTGATAGGCAGATGAAGTATGTAAGCGTGGATGAAGCTGATTACACATTCAACGCCTTGATGGTCGATGTGCTTGGAGACGTAATAACAGCTATTGAAAATGCACCAACAATTGAAGTGAAAGAAAATGGCTAACACACTTTGGCATCCAGCAAGTGAACAGCCACGAGAACGGACGCAGCCTTTGTTGCTTGCGACTAAGACAACGTGGCGTGATAAAGATGGAAAAATGTTGCAAGGAATCTCGCCGACAGCGTATTTTCTTGGCTGTTACGCAGACGGTCAGTTTTGGGACGAGATAGGCGAGAGACTGCCGAAAGATGTGACGGTGACGCATTGGATGGCGTTTCCGATGGTATAGGAGAACAATATGAGTGAAAACAAAGTGATTTGGCACTCCATTGAAAAAGAAGGGCTTCCGCCTAACGATTACGACGCGGTGCTTGTTTCTATGCAACCATTTATTGGAGACAAACCAGAAGTATTTGAGGCGGTTTGGAATGGTCGATTCTGGGCTGATACCTACGAAGGTTACTACAATGTCGAGAAAAGCGAGTTTGGCGAAAAGTACGCGCAAGTAACGCACTGGGCGTATATGCCAGAACCACCAAAGGAGGCCTGAGTATGACGAACAAAAAGTTTGGCATCATCGTTATGGACTTGAGCCTTTTTGACTTTGGGCCGAAGCCGCCTTGCGGGTACATCAAGGCAAAACATATCCGCCCAGTGTACGGAAAAGGCACAAGGCCTGTAAAGGCGCATAAACGAATCACGAGAACGAGAGAGGGATTTAGAAAGTGAAAAAGCTTAAATTCCCTGAGGATTTCTTTGCATACGGCAACCCGGACTGCCCCGATAAGGATATTGAAAAAGCCGTGAATAGGATGAAGAATTGGATGAAGGGCGAGACCTACAAGAGCAACCCTTGGTTCTTTACGGCTGCTGGCAACTATCTGATTGTCGGTCTGATTGCTGAGGATGGGCAAAAAACAATCTACGTTGCACGGCAGTATTATGAGATAGTCAACATTCCGGGCGAAGGATGGCTGCGTGAATCTGACGCTGAGTGCCCATTTTGAGGAGGATTAAAGATGGAAGAACTCAAGAGATGTCCGTTCTGCGGCGGGAAAGTGGCTATTGAAGAGGCAGGGACTGATACAAAGAAGTGGATGTTTATTTCGAGAGCGTGCGGAGAAAACAGATGCACTTGCCGTGTTTTTATGGAAAGTGGGGAGTATTGGTTTGATTGCTCCGAAAAGGATAAAGAAAGAATTAAAGCTGACCTTATCGAAGCATGGAACAAACGCTACAAAGAGGATTGAGCATGGACAAAAAACGAGACAGCTTTACATTCCAACGATACTACTTTGAAGCCATCTCCACACTCAAAAGTAAAGAGAAGTTGGAACTCTACGATGCAATCTGTGCATACGTTTTTGAAGAAAAAGATGCAACTTTGAACTCGAAAAAAGCAGAATCTTGTTTCATTTTGATTAAACATCTGCTCGATGAAGAGTGGAAAAGAAGCGATATTGCGTCAAAAGGATGGTCTACACGAAAGTCAGCTCATTCTCATGTCATAAATGAGATGAAAGTCAGCTCATCTATGGGTTCAAAGTCAGATGACAATGAACCCATTGTATCAACTGACAGTCAGACGAACGTCAAGACCTTGCCGGAGAGTGCAGTCAAGAAGAAACCTGACATCTTCTCCGACTTTGCGAGTGGCGATAAAGCCCTGTTGGAATCCCTGCGAGAGTTCGCACAGATGCGTACAAGAATCAAAAAGCCCATGACAGACCGGGCAAAACAGATGCTTTGCAACAAGCTGGAAAAGTTTGAACGGCACGACTGGAAAGCCATTCTCGACCAGAGCATCTATGCTGGATGGCAGGACATTTACGCATTGAAACAGGATGACCAGTACGAGCAAAGTACGGAAATGGAGTTCCCTAGACTATGACAATGGACGTTCAAACGGTATTTATCGGTGCGCTGATGCTCTGCAAGCCGGGCGTTGTGGATGAAATCATACCAGACCTTGAACTTGACTTGTTCAGACCTGAGCTAAGAGACGCTTTTGCGGCTGTTCAGGGCTATTGGACGGCTAGGGGTAAGATAGATATAGTCGAGATAAACACGCAGCATCCAGACGTAGCACAGACGCTCTTGGCGTGTGTACAAACCTGTGAATCAGAGTGTGTGCGAATTGACGGGGAGCAGATGCAGCGTTGGACACAGCTTATCAGAGAACAAGCTGCACTCACTCGTGTGCAAGGTCTGGCATTCCAGATGACCAGCGAGCTTACCGACTATTCTGATTTATCAGACATTTACCAGCAGATGGGCGAAGCAATGAGCCTAAAAGCTGAGGAAGAAGATGCGTGGACATATGAGGATGTGTTGAACGACTATGTGCTTCACATGGACGAGAAGCCTATGTACATCAAGACAGGCCTAGAGCGTCTGGATGAAGCGCTGCACATCTCACCGGGCGATTTTATCATCATAGGCGGCAGACCGTCTGCCGGTAAGACCGCCCTGTCCTTGCAAATAGCAGCAAGCATGGCAAAGCAGAACTACACCGTGTACTATTTCAGCCTAGAAACCAGCAAACGCAAGCTAGGCGCACGTCTGATGGCTAATCAAATATACTGTCCTCTGGACACAGTGAAAAATAAGGCGGTCAGCTTGAATGAGATTGACGGACAGGCAAAAAAGATGAAGATGCCCCTATATATCCGCTCCGCTGCCGGAAAGAACGTGGCGTGGATGAAGGCTCAGGCTCTCCGTAAAAAGGCTCAGGTCATTTTCGTAGACTATCTTCAACTTATCCACGAAACAGGCGCAAAGGACAGATATACCGCCATTACAGCCATATCCATTGCCCTGCACGAACTGGCGCAGACCACAGGCATTGTCGTGGTAGCTCTGGCACAGCTTAATCGAAACCCGTCTAAGCCAGGAGCAACGCCTACTAACTCCGACTTGCGAGAGAGCGGACAGATTGAACAGGACGCAGATGCAATCATCCTCCTGTCCGGCGATAACCCCGACAAGTACCTGTTCAGGCTGAGCAAGAACAAGGAAGGTGGGATAGGCGACCTCCCCATCACGTTTAACAAGCAGATTCAACGGTTCCAAGAGTATACTTGGATGGATTGATACCGCTTGAACCACATAAATATTTTTCGTTACGCAAAATACGGGAGGAAAAGACTATGGTTCCAAACATGGCTGCTGTCCATGCTATCATCATCGCCAATGCACACAGACGGCGCGAAAAAGAATGCAAGGAGCAAGAAGCGAGAGAAGCTAAATATTGCAAGGCAAAAGAGCAAGGAGAAATCTGTTACAAAACGTCTCCATGTGAGTGGTGTATGTATTGCTACGATTGCTCAAAAACGAAAGCCAACCAGAAATAACGCAAAGGAGAAAACAACCATGAAAAAGATTTTGACCGTATGCGTATCCGCCCTTACTGTCATTATGCTTATGACCGGATGCAACAAACAGGTGGTAGACCTGATGTATAGCTACTCATGGGTACAGCTGAAAATGCCTGATAGAACGATTGTCGAGGGGAAATTGAACAGTTGGAACGATTACGAGGGCGACCAGCTTCAGGTTGTGATTGACGGTGTGACCTATCTGGTTCATTCGTCCAACGTGGTCTTGAGACATTGAAAGCGAATACAGAATCTGAACGTATGGGCTGTCAGAAATGGCAGCCTTTTGCATATACACGCACAGGAGCCCTACAAACGCTTTTAGCGTCAGATGGAAAACTTATCGGCCGAACACAGAAAACAGCGCTGGCACGGCTTTACGGGGCTGTGAGCGCATTGTAGAGGTCTACGACTATTGCAGGAGGAGAAAATGGAATACATGACAGCCGATACAAAGGTCAATGGGTACATGGTTTACCCTCGATTTCTCTCGACTATTGGCGTTAGCCCAACAGAGAAAATTGTTTACATTTACCTGTTCAATCGTGCAAGGTCGTCACAGAGGGCAAGCAGAAGCGGAAAGTTTGCTGACCAACTAGGGCGAGTATACATCGTGTATCCCATCAAAGACCTTGCTGCCGATACTGGATTCACGGAACGATGGGTCAAGAAATCTCTGAAAGAGCTAGGAGAAGCCGGGTTGATCGAGCGCAATCGTGAAGGGAAGAACAAGCCCGATAAGATATACGTCAAAGTGCCGGAAGAATCGTCAAAGAGTGAAAAGGGAGGTGAACAATCATTCACCTCTGAGGGGAACAATGCTTCACCTGTGAGGGGAACAATCGTTCACCTCCTTAATATAGAAGAAAAGAAAAGAAAAAAAGTTATTAAGAAAGCGGGCGACCCGCCCGATGGGAACGCCATCACGCCGGACTTTGAGGATGTGAGCGAGTATTTTTTGGATGCTGGATGTGAGAACAGGCTTGCCAGCAGGTTCATGAACTACTATGAGGGAACGAGATGGATGACCAAAACCGGAAAGCCTATCACCAACTGGAAGGCATTTGCTGATATGTGGATTGACCGAGAGCGGGAGAAGCAACAGACTGATGGGTCTGACTTCCCACGATTGTAAAGGTTCTTTCCCCCTACAACCCTCTATCTCCAAAGCTATACCGTTAGCCAGCAGAGCACGCCGTAGGCGAGAACTGACGTGAGGTTCTGGCTGGTGGATGGTCTACGACTATTTCAGATATGGAGAATTGACTTCATTTTGTAGTCGGCTGAATATGTAGAAATGTTGCATTGGCTATTCATAGCGGAATGCTATGGATTAATTGAAATACCATAGTGTATAGCTGGGAATTAAATCGATCAGGAACAGACCGAATCGGATGGTATGAGTTATTATACGAAATAATCCGTGATTATCGGGAGCAACTATGTCTGTATACTATAATAAGTACGGTTATTATACGAAATAGATATAACTAGCGGAGAATTATATTATGCGAAATTGGAACGAGATGCGATTTTTTGGGATGGCGGATGGCTTAGCGACTATCGCACTTCTCTTTCTCTAAAAGGCGAATGACTATTTTTCACAAAAAATACACGACTATTTGACGATGGTTCGCAAAAAAACGCTACGACTATTCCAGAAACTGTTGCGACTATTCCAGCCGGAACGCTACGACTATTGCTCTCTCTTATTGGCTATCGGGCGAAAGCCCGAAAAAGATACGTCGATAGCCGTCAATGGTTCCTCGCCGCCCGCCGCGCCCCTGCTGCTGGACTGCCCCGCCGGGTGGAGTATGCCAGTTGGTGCGTCCTGACTGCTGACCGGTGCCAGATTTCCAGCTGCCGGGCTGTCATGGTCTGCGATGTGTTGCGTTGTCTGGCATAGATCCATAGCAGGGGGGCGCGCCGCTGCACCCTTATATATACCTTATTATAATAGGGCGGCTGCGCTGCCCTGTACAGTGTCCGGCGTGGCGGTGGTATCTGATATTGATATAGGCGCTTTGTGCGCTGGTATGCCCTCCAACGCCTTGCAGGCTGTACAGCATAGCCGGATGCGCCGCCAGATAACAGGCGTAAAAACACGGCAAATTGCAGGAAAAGCCCCTGTAAAGCCCCGTGCGCTGTTTTGCGGCGTGGGCGGTATAACTGCATTGACAGCATGAAAGGCGCTGTAAACGCTTGTATGTGGCTTTATTGTAGCAGGGCAAAACAAAAGCCCTGCACCCTCAGCAGATGCAAGGCAAAAGAAAAGCCCGGCCATTTCTGACCGGGTGAAATGCTTCTTATTTGGACGCCTTGAACAGCGCAGAGAAAAACCAGAAGAAAAACAGGATGCCGGAAAATATCACTTGTCGCACCCCCTCATGCCACGCTAAACCGCTTGTAAACGGTCTTTTTGCTGCATTCAGCATAAATATCCGGGTGCGCGGCCTGTAAAAGCTTGCTGTCTAACCGAACACTTTGCACGTCCTTGTAAATGGCCTTTGCCGTACCCTGTACCATTTCAGGCGCGCCGTGCATCATATCAATGATTTCAGCTTTTACAGCGTCGTTCATTGCTTCAAGCTCTTCAATAAGCCGCTTATTTTCGCGGTATGCGTTTACTTTTTCCTCGAATGTAGTCATTTTTGAACCCTCCTTATTAGCTGTTGAGAAACGCGAACATTACAAGTGCGCCGGAAATCATGCCGCCCACGTACCAGAGGGCTGCCCACTGGGTAAAGTCCAAAGTAATCATGTTGCAAACCCTCCATTAGTCAAACTCAGGCATTGCCAAAATAATTTTTTTGCACCGCTCAACGCTCAAGCGGTACGGCTTGGAGCGGGTCAGGTTGTCCGCTACAATCTGAGTGTATACCATCAATGGCAGCTCAAACAGCCCGGCACACTTGGAATACAGGCGCACGGCCTGATTTCTGATTTCTGCGTTGATTTCATCTGTCCTTGTCATGGCTTATACCTCCTTGTAACCGTCTGTAATGGCCTGAGCCTTGAGCGTGTCCATGTCCCGCTTTGCTACAACAGGGACGTCCTTAGATACCCAGTTGTCAGGGACGCGGGAAAAGGTTTTTGCGTTGGTGTCGATGCACAGGTAGTGTGCCGTGCCGTATGCGGTGTTCTTGGCTCTGAATTCTAGTTTCATTGTTTTGTCCTCCTATTTTGGTGTTTCGTGATGTGGTTTATCAGATATGTCTTATCTTGATTCTATTATATCAGATATATCTTATATGTCAATACCTTTTGAGCAAAAATATAAGATTTTTCTGATTTGTTTATCTGGCACAAAATGGTAAAATTGCGCTGTCCATATCTGCACAGTTTCGGACGCACTCCAGCGCCGCCGCCGTCCCGATCTACCCCGCGTGGCCTGTCTGGTATCGGGTGCAGACCGGTGCAGCGTGTCCAGCGTCCGGGCGTGTGTCGTGCCTTGCGCGGTCTGCCCTGCTGCCTGTGCTGCTCAGTCGTTCCGGGTGCGCTGGAGTGGGCAGGGGGGCACCGGCGGGGTATATAGCCGCCGCCCAGCCTCGCCCGGTCAGTCCCGTCATCACCAAAAAAATAAAAAAGGCTCAAAAAAATCGCCCCACCCCCTATTGCCAATCTCAAAAATTTCCCGCAAAAACAAAAAGACCCCTACAAAGAGTCTGCGTTCTGTGCTATACTTGCCTTACAAGCCTTGAAAGGGAGGAAGCTACAAAAATGTACGCCTTATTTGGAATGATTGCTTTGGTTGCAACGCCTGTGTTTGGAGCGCTGTGTCTTTACAACAAAGCAACGCATAAGAAAGACGGCCGGATGCTAATCGCTTTCTTTGCATCGTTCGCTGTCCTTGCCATTTGCGTGGCTGTAACGCCGGAGCCGTCACATGATGAGCCAGCAAGTTCTAGTGTCATTTCTTCGTCTGCTGTTAAATCTGTGAAAGAAGAAACTGATGGCAGTTCTGCCAGTGAAATAGCAGAAAGCGATTCCAAACTGCAAGAAGTTGCATCAGAAGTTAAACAGCCCGAAAGTTCTGAAACTGTAAGTAGCGAACATACAGAATCTAGTGCTTCTTCACATAACCCGGATGATGATATTCCAACGCTTGATTTGGATGACTATGCAAAACAGGCGGCCGACAACGCTGTAAAGGCAAAAGACAAATACGCCGGTAAGCAATATAAGGTGACATATCAAGTCAACAGTGTATCAGACGCAATGATTAAGTTAGATAATCCGTACACTGTTATGTTCAGTGTGAACTTCGTCACTTCTCACAGCATTGGTTATACCGTTTATATGGCTGGATTCCCGGAAAACGAAAAAGACAAGATTTCTAGGCTTTCTCCCGGCCAGACTGTTACATTCGTCGGTGATTTTGACGGAAACAAATTCACTGATTGCCGATTCATAGTTCCGTAAATGCAAAAGCCAGCAGCTAGATGTTCTCTAACCGCTGGCTTTTCTTATTGGCTGTTTACTTCTTTAATGCGCTGGTCACGTTCGGCATCGGCATCCAATAGTTAATATCACGCATGACAATCTTGCCGTTGTCGCACAGGTACGGTCTTAAATCGCCGTATTCGTCTGTTTCGTAGGAGAGATAGCCACACGCAACCTCTTTGCCGTTGCAAGCGATCACTCGACCGTTGTAGGTTTCTCCAACGTCAGGCGTTCTCCAAAGCCGCTCCATGTTTTCCAGAGTGTCACTGATGTATTCGTCAAGATTTTCGTACTTATCGCCGTTAATCATATTTGTCCTCCTTTCACATGGGCATCTGGGTCTGGCCGTTCGTGACCTGAATCAACATAACAGAGTTCGCACACGGTCTCCACTTCTTGATGTATTCGACAGCTTCATCGAACCGCTTCTTTGGCACGTTGTTTCGACTGTTCACGTTGAACCAGTCCTGAATGTCTCGGTTGCATTCCATGAACAGCTTCTGAGAGACGCTGCGGCTCTTGTAGGCCGGGCTGTCCATGCCGCCAAGAGCGTTGATGACCACCGTGTTCACGACACGTTTCAACACACGCTGCTGGTTGTAATCGATGGTCATAGTGTTCTCGAGAGCGGAGATGCGCTGCTCCTGCTTTATGGTGCGCTGGTCAATCACAAGGATTGCTTGCAGTTCCTTAGAAAGCCCTGCGAACTGGTTGACGGACACATTTTTCTCAAGGTCAATTAGCTTCTGCCGAATCTCCATGCCCTCAGGTGTCCGCTGAATCATTGCAATGTGCTTTGCCATGTCCAGAGTGATAATATGGTCGGTTCTGGGCTTTCCAGCAAGCCCATCAGACCTATTGCTCAAAAATGAGCCATAGTCTTTTCCGTCAACAAAACCATACTCGCACATACGAGGAAACCAGTCTTTGTATGCGGTCTTGATTTTGAGCCGTTCGTGCAGTTCCCGACCCAGCACAACTTTTTCACCGGTGTCGGTGTTGTACACAGGGATAACATCTTCGGAGAAGATTTGGATGGTTTCGAGATTATTATTCATAGAAATTTGACCTTTCTATCTTGCGAGAGTAGGCCATCTCTGGTATAATAACCCAAAGAGGGTCTATACTCTCTGAGTGTGGATAAGACGTTCGCTGTGGTCGACAAACTTTAGCGGGCGTCTTATTTTTCTTTTTCATCGGTCTCTGGGATGGGATGCACCTCAAAGAACGTGTCACGAATGGCTGCGGCCTGTGCGACCTTGTGTTCGGTGCAATAGGCTTTCAGCCACTGAAACTGCCGTTCGGTCAGCGCAACAGTGAACGTGTGATTGTGGCGTTCGAGATAAGGACTGTACATAAACTCACCTCCCTTCATGTGGGTGCAACCAGTATACGCAATATGTTGTGGCTTGTCAATTACGCAAACGCTTAATGTAGTACTGGTATCTGTACAAAATTCAAAAGTTTGTAGATTTGCACAAAACTCAGCCCTTATTTTTGGATGCTCCCGCTTTGTACCCTGCCCGATAGTTCAGTTCGGACAGCTTACCCAGTGCTTCTGCGTACTCCCTGTCCTCGCTGGTCGGCTCTTTGCCGTGTGCGAGGGTTTTCAGAAATTCTTCGGTTTTCGTGGGAAAGTTCATGTTTTTTGCTCCTAACTCTTGCGGAGAGCAGTCCTTTTTGGTATAATAGATTCCGAAAAGGGAGACTGCCCCCTTGGTGGTTGCAGGTTCTCGTTTCGTGATGTGGATAAGCTATCAGTTCTGCTGTGGTAGGTGGGAACTGGTAGCTTATTTTTTATGCCTTGATGTTCTCGACGTAAGATGCTACCCATTCGATACCCATGCGGATAACATCAACCTTTGAGATGCCCAATGCCTTTGCGCTGCTCTCCATGCTTGCGATCTGGCTCTCAGTGAGCCGGGTGCTTATCATTCGCAGCTTATCACGTTCCGAGGTTTCTGCTCGTCTTGCCAAGCCTATCACCTCGCTTTCGCTGGAACAAGTATAAAGCGTGAAAATATGCTTGTCAAGACCCAAAGTTTTACGGAAATGAAGTTTGGCAGAATTACTCCTTATTATAGAAAATTTTTTACCTGACTGTGATTAACTAAGTAAACACCCTTATACTACTCTAGTATGTATAAATACATACTAGAGTATATTTATATATAATATAAAGGACGGTCACTGGGAAATCGCGGAAATATCAGAAATGTCTTGATTTTATAGGGTTCATCTGATATAATAGCATCAAGAAAGAGAGGGTGCAAAAATGAAAGCAGGAGAAGCAGTAAAAGAAGTTATGAGAAAAGAGGACATAAAGCAAGCGGAGCTTTGCAGCAGACTTAAAATTAAACAGCCAACTTTAAGCGAACGTCTTTCTCAAAAAAATATTAGCGTTAATAAGCTAAACGAAATGCTGAATATGATGGGCTATAAAATTGTAGTTGTTCCTCGTGACGCACAGTTCAAAAATTGCGAAGGCATAGACATAGAGTAAAGGACGGTGAACCCGAATGATTTACGGTTACGCTCGTGTTAGTTCCTCTGGTCAGGCGATTGACGGCAACAGCCTTGAAGCCCAGTCGGAACTTCTGAAAGCCAATGGCGCACAGAAAATCTTTTCGGATGTTTACACCGGCACGAAGCTGCATCGACCTGAGTTGGACAAGCTGATGGTTGAAATCCAGCCGGGAGACACGCTGATCGTGGCGAAGCTTGACCGTATTGCTCGTTCCGCTAAGAATGGTCTTGAACTGATAGACCAGTTCATTGATAAGGGCGTTTCGGTGAACATCCTGAACATGGGGGTTATGAACAACTCCCCCACCGGCAAGGTTATTCGCACGGTGATGCTTGCATTTGCAGAGTTTGAACGTGACATGATTGTTGAACGCACCAGAGAGGGCAAGAAGATTGCTAGTCAGCGCCCCGATTACAGGGAAGGCCGCAAGCCCACCGAGTATGACCGAAACCTCTTTGACGTTCTCCACGAGCAGGTGGAGAAGCGTATTCTTACGGTCACGGACGCCGCGAGACAGCTTGGTGTGACCCGCCAGACATGGTATCGGATTTCTGAACAGAACAGGTGAAAGGAGTAAGAGCCTATGGATAAGTGGAACAACAGAAACTCGTATGATTGGCTTGCAGGAGCGGTCGTTGGGCTGCTTACTGGGTTCTTCATCGTAGTTGTGGTTGCGAGGTGCGTCCTGTGATACTTAGTGATAACATGAAGCGTCTGATCGACACGCTGAACACCTATGAACCAGACCTTCCGAATGGATTCTATTCCGTAAAATTCCTGCAAGATAAACTGGATTTTACGGCACAGTTCGTCCTTGAATCCCTTGCCAACGATGGGTTGATACGCTGGGGCGACACGCAGCACACAGCATTCTGGCTGTTGGAACGTGCGAGGAACTATAAGAAAATTCATAAGTTGGAAAAGATTGAACAGTGGAAAGAACGTGGGATAGGATTTGCTTGCGGCGTTCTGACCAGCGTTGTTGCAGGGATGATTAGCATTGCGCTTGCTGGCGTTTTCAGTTGACGTTGTTCGCAACCTAGAATAAAACCGAATATTTGATTTTTGTGCAGTTGTAGGCACTCTTTACATTTTCAGGTAGGGGGTGCCTATTTTTTATGCAGCCAAAACAGTGCATCGCCATCATTGACAGCATCAAAGCGTATGCGAAGCAGAATCCGACAGAAGCACAGGTTTACGAGGACTGGTTTCAGGCGGTGGTGAATCTGAGAGACGCCCTGCCACAGGACAAGAGGTTCGATGCCTACAAATACTCTGGTGAGCTGCGTTCCGTCTGCGCAACTATGATGGGCAAAATGAAAACAGGCGAGGATGTGGCAAAGGTCTATGACATTATCAGTCGGACGTACCTGTTTGAAGCAAAGGATGTGTTTGACAGCTATTGCATCTATCTTGAATGGAATCGTGCGCCGGAGAAGAAGTTCTATCAGCCGAGACGCAGGGTTCTGAAAGTTCTGGCAGATGACCTTGAGGACTTGTTTTATAAGCGGATTGACTTCTTGGGAGTTAGTCTACCCGCTCGCGTAGGCAAGTCCACGCTGTGCATCTTTTTCATTACATGGCTGATGGGCAATCGCCCTGACGTTGCATCGGTTATGAGCGGACATTCCGACAAGTTGACAAATGGCTTCTATGGCGAAGTGCTGTCCATCATCACTGACCCTGTGACCTACAACTGGGGCAAAATCTTCCCTGACGTTCAGCTTGTGGACAAAAGCGCAAAAGACGAAAGCGTTGACCTGAACCGAAAGAAGCGCTTCCCCACCCTGACCTGTCGCTCTATTGGCGGCGCGCTAACTGGTGCTGTTGAAATTGGTGAGGGCGGCGTTCTGTACAGCGATGACTTGATTGAAGACTTGGAGGAAAGCCTGAACGTTGAACGTCTGAACAACAAGTACGATGCCTACTTGAACCAGCTGAAAGACCGTAAAAAGCAGGGCGCATTGGAACTGATGGTCGGCACACGCTGGAACGTGCTTGACCCTCTGGGACGCATCCAGAACCAGTATGCAGACAACCCGAAGTACCGATTTCGTGTGATTCCTGCTGTGGATGAGAATGGACACAGCAACTTCAATTATGACTACGGTGTGGGATTTGACGATGCCTACTATGCCGATATGAAAGCCAGCATTGACGATGCAACATGGTGGGCGAAGTACATGGGCAAGCCCTATGTGCGTGAAGGTCTACTCTTCCCTGCCGATGAACTGCGGTATTTTAACGGCGTTTTGCCTGACGGTGAGCCCGATCGGAAGCTCATGGTCATGGATATTGCATGGGGCGGCGGTGACTTCACCGCCTGTCCTATCGCTTATGTGTACGGAGACGCTGTGTTCATTCCTGACCTTGTATTCAATAACGGCGATAAGACCGTGACCAGACCGGAAGTCGTGGGCAAAATCATCCAGCACAAAATCAACGTAGTGCGCGGCGAAGCCAACAACGGCGGCGATGAATACTGTGACGTGGTAGACAGTCAACTTCGGCAGCAAAGCTATCACTGCTCCGTCCGCAGCCAGCGTGCGCCCAGTGGGCAAAGCAAGCTGTCCAGAATCATTCAGTATGCGCCTGACATCAAACGGTTCTATTTCCTTGACGAAAAACACCAGTCGAAAGAGTACAAGGCGTTCATGGAACAGGTGACGATGTTCACGCAGCTTGGCAAAGTTCCGCACGATGATGCCCCGGACAGTCTGGCGCAGCTTGCCGATGAACTGTATAACGGAATCAGTAAAATTGAGCCTGTCAAGAGGCCGTTTTGATTAAAAACACAATATATTGTGTTCGCTGGGTCTATTTATTTGATTTCACCACTTGACAAGGCTTATAATGTACGCAGGAAGTTTTGCAGCTTCCCTTAAAGGAATAGCTTACACGCGGGGTTTTGTCATTTTTACTTGCGTGCGTGTCAACAAGCATATTCCTCCTTTCACCGGTGGAGGTTTTCTCACTCTTTCGCCTTCACCGGGCTTTATATGTTGCGTTTCCAATTGTTTGGGGAATGCCAGTCTGTCTCCCCCACGGCTGGCAAGCAACGGTTCAATTCCGTTACGCAGCACAACCATCTTCTTTGCTTGGCTTTCTATTCTCTGAATCCTCCACCGCTACTCCCGGCTCTCGATGCAATGGTTAGGCATGACATTGCAAAGAGCAGCGGTTAACCAATCAAGCCGGGCTTTTATGCTACATTAGCTTAGTATGGTTAGAGCACTCGGCTCGTATCCGAGCATACATTGGTTCAAATCCATTATGTAGCACCAAAATTGCAGTTTACTCGTTTACGTCTGTCCGACAATTGAATGTAAAGGCTGCAATGGTTTTCTTCGGGCGAAGAATAGCACGGCTGGAAGTGCGAACAGTTTCCCAGTAGCTTCCAACGGGTCTGTGCTCAACAGCCTGTTTCCAGAAATTCAACGAAAGGAGCGCCCATGTTAGTTAGAATCTGTTGCCCTTGTATCCGTCAGAACCCAATTTACAAGAACGTCCGCTGTAATCGCTATCTTGGCGAAGTGGACGGACGATACCATTTCAAGTGCGACAGATGTAAGGGCATTATCGAAGGAGACACAAAGGAAGGATGGGTCAAAATCATCCATCCGCCTGAAAAGTAAATAGCTTTTGAAGCGCAGTTTTGGCGCAGTGAGATAGACCTTAACAGGTTTGCCTTGCTGCGCTTTTTATTTTGCCGGAAAGGAGGAACGCATGGCTGAGTATCAGATGGTTGTTGGCGGCTTTTTGAATGAGCCGCTGACAGGACGTAGATCAATTGAAACGCCGGAGACGGAAATCAATCGGGCAAACGTGCTGAAAGTTGTCATGGGCAAGGCAGAGCCTATTCATTTGCTGAACAAGAACGAGATTCGCTTTTTGCACAACTACTACTTGGGTAGCCAGCCTGTCCTCCACCGCACGAAGGAGTACCACGCTGAAATCACTAACCGCATTGTAGAAAACCACGCTAATGAGTGCGTGGGTTTTTACACAGGCTACATGAGTGGCACTCCTTGTTCTTATGTGCGGTCTGAAACTGCAACAGGTGACGGTGAGGAAATTGCCCGCCTGTCCAACGCCTTGCAGTATGAGGGAAAGGATGCGCTTGATCGGCGGCTCTGGCAGTGGATGTTAGAGTGCGGACAGGGCTACCGCATTGTTCTCCCTGACAAGGGGTACAACGGCAACTACCCAGACGAAACGCCCCTGTTAGTGGATGTTCCCGACCCGGATATGGCGTATGTGATTTACAACTCTGGCATCGGGCACAAGCCCATCGCCAACGTGCTGCACATCCCACGCAATTATCAGAATGACCTGAACGATTTGATTTGCGTGTATACGCCGAACCAGTACTTTGAAATCGACAACGGCAAGGTTACGAAATCGGAGAACCATTCTCTCGGAATGCTGCCGATGGTCGAATACAAGCTGAACCCGGAGCGGATGGGTCTGTTTGAACCGGCTATTCCTGTGTTGGATGCCATCAACGACCTTGAAAGCAATCGTTTGGACGGCGTGGCGCAGTTTATCCAGTCCATCATGGTGTTTACCAATTGCCTTGTGGACAAGGATGCTCTCGACCAAGTAAAAGAGCTTGGCGCAATGTGCCTAAAATCCACTTCTGGTCTGCCCGCTTCTGTCTCGCAGATTGCAAACGAGCTTGATCAACAGCAGAGCCAGACCCTGCTTGATTCCATGTTGAACGTGTACCGAAGCCTGACTGCCATGCCTAGTGCTACTGGCAGCGAGAACGCAACGTCTGACAACGTGGGCGCAGTCATCGTCCGCAATGGTTGGAACCACACCGAAGCAAGGGCACAGCAGTACGAGAATATGTTCAAGTTCTCGGAACGTCAGAGCTTGTCTGTGATGCTAAAAATCCTGCGTGACACGGCTGGTTCTAATCTGATGGCAAGTGACATCAATATCAAGCTGCCACGCCGTCAGTACGATAACCAGCAGAGCAAAGTTCAGATTTTCGCACAGATGCTCGGCCAGCCCATTGACCCGCAATTGGCGTTCACCACGCCCGGTCTGTTCCCTGACCCGCAGTCCGCTTATGAAATGAGCAAGCCCTTCCTGATTGCCGCTGGAAAGCTGGGCGAGGATGGAAAGGCACCGAAACCGCAGGAACAGCCTAAACAGAATGTTGCCGACATAAATGTCGGGAACATGGTTGATAAACAACCAAACAATGCGGATGGAGAAAAAGATAATGCGTGATTTTTGGAAACAGTTGTTTTGCAAACATGACTATACGCTTTCTCGTTGGCATTGGACGCACGGCATCAACGGAAACGAACCACGCGAAATGGAGTGCGAGTATATCTGCACGAAATGTGGGAAATTCAAATGGACACACCCTGACCGGAATTCTGCACGAGAAAAAACTATTTTGGATAGTGGCATTGAGCCGTACAAGAGAATTTACCCAAAAGAATAAAGAATCACCCCGAATTTTCGGGCTGATATATTCCGGCAGGGAAGCCGGGATACAAATTTCGCAGCGTTGCAGGGAAGCAACGGTAAAAAAACGCAGGAGGAAATTAACGATATGAAACTCAGTACGTTGCTTGGCGATGCCTACAAAGAGGGTATGACCGCCGATGAAATCATTTCTGCGCTTGAAAAGGTTGCAGACCCTAGCGCAGAGGTCGAGAAGCTGCGCAACGCCGTGACGAAAGCTAACGGCGAAGCTGCCGAGTACAAGAAGCAGCTCAAGGCAAGGCGTACCGATGACGAGAACGCCGCACAGGAACAGGCTGACAAGCTGGCAGAGATGCAGAAGCAGATTGAAGCCCTGACTGCTGACAAGGAGAACCTCGTCAAGGAAAAGACCCTTGCATCTTACCGTGAAAAGTTCGTTGCACAGGGTTATGACGCTGAGCTTGCTAACAAGGCTGCATCTGCGCTGGCTGACGGTGACATGGATAAGGTGTTTAAGTTCCAGTCGGAGTTTATGACCGCCCACGACACTGCCTATAAGGCTTCTCTGCTGAAGGATATGCCCACACCTCCGGGTGCGGATGGAAAAGGCGGCTCTGACAGTGAGGGCGTGGCGTTTGCTAAGAGCCTTGCACGGCAGAACGCAAATACTTCTAAGGCATCGAGTGACGCAATGAGTGCTTTCCATTAACAAGGAGGAAAACATGAAGTTTACCCGAAACACTGTCAACGGAATCAACGATACCATCCTTGCTTCCAATGACTACACCGCCATTCCCTTTACCGTGACCGAAACCGCTGCGGTTAAGGCTGGCTATCCCATGACGCTGGCTGGCAAGAAGGCTGCCGTTACCGGCGATACTGGCGCAAAGACCATCAACGCTGACGGCATCCTGCTGTATGACGTTGACCCGGCAGAGAACCCCAATGCTTCCCTGCTGATTTGTGGTGTTATCGACACCAAGAAAGCAGCGGCAAGCTCCGGCTTCACCTTTGACACTGACGCAATCAAGGCACTCAAGACTGCCGTCCCCGGCATCTTCTGCCGTGACAACATCAGCGTGAACACTTAATAGGAGGTAAAACAACATGGCACTGAATCTTAAGGAAGTCTTTGCCCCGGCTGCGATTGCCGCCTATTGGACGAACGACCCCACCAATGCGATGCCTTTTGCATCTGACGCACTGTTCCCCGCAAAGAAGAAGGCCGGTCTCGACCTGAAGTGGCTGCGTGGCCACAAGGGCGTTGGCGTTTCCCTGATGCCCAGCGCATTTGATGCAAAGGCTACGTTCCGTACCCGTGAGGGCTTCAAGTTCGATGAAACCGAGATGCCGTTCTTCCGTGAAGGCTACCATCTGGGCGAGAAAGACCGTCAGGAAATCCTGCGTGTTCTGGACAGCAACGACCCCTATGCCCGTGACGTAATGAATCGTCTGTACGATGATACCGCACAGCTTATCACTGGTGCTCGTATCGTTCCTGAGCGCATGATCTGGCAGCTTCTGGCTCCCACCAATGGTGTTCCTGGCATCACCATCAAGGCAAACGGCGTGAACTACACCTACAACTACGACCCGGATGGCACTTGGAAGTCCACCAACTACAAGGAAGTCTCTGCCGCAAAGTCCAAGTGGAACGTCACCACCGCCACCCCCATTGCTGACCTGAACGCCGCAAAGGATGCTGTTCTGGCAAGCGTGGGTGAAGTCGTGACTGAGGTGTACATGAACACCGCCACCTTCCGCAACATGATTGCTGCGGACGAGGTGAAGAATCGGTTTATGACTGTCACCGCAAAGGCAAACGCCGTTCTGCTGGACGCTGAAGCACGGCAGATTGTCGAATCTGCAACTGGGCTGACCATCCATCTGTATGACAAGATGTTCAAGGCAGACCAGTACAGCGCAAGCGAGAAGTACTTGCCCGATGGCATGGTCGTGGTTGCTCCGTCCGGCGCTCTGGGCAGCACTTGGTACGGCACTACTCCTGAGGAAGCCGACCTGCTGTCCGGCCAGTCTGGTGCATCCGTATCCATCGTAAACACCGGCGTTGCCATCACCACTGAGCTGACCATTCACCCGGTCAATGCCAATGTCTACGCTTCTGAAATCGTTCTGCCGTCCTTTGAGCGCATGGACGCTGTGTACTGCATCAAGGCTTACTAAGGCGAAAGGAGGAAAGCAGCATGGGAGACCAGTATTCCGAAGCGGCAGTCAAGCTGGGGCAGTACATCGCCCCTGCACTTGACCGTGAAATCACGGACGAGGACTACCCACTTTTCGACCTGCTGCTTGATTTTGCCAAAGATAAGATATTTGCGCAGGGCTACCCCTTCGGCAACAGGCCGTACGAGCTGCCCTCGCAGTATCAGTCGTTGCAGATACGCATTGCAGCGGAACTGTACAACCACATCGGCGCAAACGGACAAACGAGCTACACCAACAATGGCATTACTCGTGTGTGGGAAAGCTCCGATGTGGCGCAGTCCCTGTTGAATGAAGTGGTTCCGAGAGTAGGTGTTATTGGCTGATGTTCAATGGAAGCCCACTGGATAAACGCCCGCTGTGGTATTCAAACCCGGTCGGCGAGAAAACGCCTGTTGTGGACGAGTGGGGCAACGAGACTGGCGAATCCGCATACGAATCGTGGAGTACCCCTGCAAAACTGATGCTGAACGTCAGCCCTCCTACTGGTTCTGCTGAAGCCAATCCTTTTGGCGCGTTTACTGATTACAGCTACGTTGTCAGTTCATCCAGCAAGAAGCGCAACACACCGCTTTATGAAGGCACACACGTCTGGTTTCAAACAGACGTTTCAAAACCCTTCAATTACACTGTGGTCAAAGTTGCAGAGCATATCACGGACACGTTGTACGCACTGAAAGAGGTGGCTGCAAGTGAAAATTAAGGTGAGGTTGAGCGATGTCGGACTTCGTGATGCGGAACGTCAGATACAGGAGTACAAGACCACCCTGAACAAAAAGGCGCAGAAGTTTGCAAAGGCATTGGCTGACAAAGGGCTTGACGTGGCGAAAGTTCGCTTTGCGAATGCAGAATATGCCGGTAGCAACGATGTTTCTTGTCGTGTTGAGCAGAACGGAAACACCTGTACCATCGTTGCAGAGGGCAAGTCAGTTGCCTTTATCGAGTTTGGCACTGGCGCACATCACAACGGATATGGCGGCGAACTGCCGCCCGGTGTTGGTGCGCATGGCTCCTATGGTCAAGGCAAGGGTGCTGGCAGACGTTGGTACTACTACGGTGACCCCGGTAATGCCGGAACCTATGTGGATACCGTTCCCGGCAAGGGACAGTTGAATTACACCGATGGCAACGAGCCAGCTATGGCTATGTGGGGGGCTGTTGAAGAAATGGCTTCTCAGGTCGAAGCAACGTGGAGGGAGGTTTGGAGTAGTTGATTGATTATTTCAATTCTATCTTCACGGCTGTCGCCAAGGAACTGCGAAAGCAAGTCCCCGGTATTTTTGTTACCGGTGAAATTAATGACAGCAATGTCAAAAAGTTTCCGTGCGTGCAGATAGAGGAAAACAGCAACCTCCCGATTCATCGTGATTCTGCCAGTCGAATCAAGTACGCCGCCGTTTCCCTGCGCGTGCGGGTCTACTCTAACAAAACAAACGGACGCATTGCAGAAGCGCGTTCCATTGTTGGAATCGTGGATTCTGTATTGGAACCGCTCAATTTCTATCGCAAATCGTTTGCCCCGTTGAATGGGCTGTACAACAATTCCGTCTATCGGATTGATTGCAGCTATGGGGCAACAATCGGAGAAGACGGAATGATTTACCGAAACTAAGGAGGTAAACATTCTATGAGTACTGCTATCTCCGGTCTGAATACCACCCTGTATTGTGGCGACAGCGCAACCGCTCTGACGAAGCTGTGCGACATCAAGGATGTACCCGACCTGATCTCTGAGCCGAACCTTCTGGACGCCACCACTCTGTCTGACCCTATGCAGGTCAACATCTTTGGCATCATCCAGTCCGATACCAAGTCTTTCACCGCCAACTACAACAAGACTGACTACAAGAAGGTCAAGGAAGCTGGCTACGATGAGACTTCTGAGAGCAACACCGTGAAGTACTACGCCCTGAAGATGCAGGACGGCTCCGGCTTCACTTGGCAGGGTATGCACCAGGTTGGTCTGTCCGGATTCGGCGTTGACGAGGTTGTGGAAATGACCATCAACTGCATCTTCACCAAGAAGCCCGAGTTCAGCGAGACCCTGACTGTCACTGGCGGCTAAACCGCAAAATCGAATCAATCAAAATGGGCAGAACTGAACATCGGATTTGGTTCTGCCCCTATTTATAAAGGAGAGCATTTATTATGGCTGCTAAAGTTATTGACTTTCATTCCCCCGATGGAAAGAACACTTACGAGCTGACGTTCACCCGTGACAGCGTGGAAGCCACCGAACGCGCAGGTTTTCAGATTGGTCAGTACACCCAGATGACCAATCTGTTGTCCAACTCCCGCGCTCTGTTCTACGGCGCTTTCATTGCACGGAACAAGGGTATCAAGCGCAAGGTCGTGGACGAGATGTTCCAGCACATCGAGGATAAGGAAGACCTGATGGGCATTCTGCTTGAGATGTTTATGGACGCTTCCAAGTCCCTGCTGGCAACTGATACTGAGGACAAGACCGCAAAAAACGCAACGTGGGAGATTGTGTAACCGCACAATCTCAGGAAACAGACGGAGAGGGGGAGCCATTCTCCTTTTCCAAGCTGTTCCACGATGTAGAAGCCTATTACATCTCCATCGGCATGACGTACGACCAATTCTGGTACGGAGATGTCTGGCTGGCGAAGGTCTACCGTGACGCAGAGGAGCTGCGAGAACGCAGAGCCAATGCAGAAGCATGGAGAAATGGCTTTTACATGGCATCTGCGCTTTCCTCTACGGTTGGCAACATGTTCCGAAAAAAGGGGTCCAAGCCCATCAAGTACATGGATAGGCCGATTCCCCTTACTCAAAAGGAAAAAAACGAGTATGAATACCAACGCGCAGTTGAAGCGCAGGAGCGAATCAAGAGAATGATGTTCTCTATGATGGAAAGTGATGGTGGTAGTGATGGCTGATGTTGATATTACGAGCTTATCCGTAGAGATTTCTGCGGAATCGCAGGGCGCAGAGCTTAATATCGACAAGCTCGCTACCGCCATTTCTAATTTGCGGACGAAAGGCAACGTCACAAAGGTTGTAAACAGCCTTGACAAGCTGTCCGGTTCCATTGCGACGTTGAAACAGTCATCCGCTGGAATGTCCGGGCTGGACAAAATCACCAGCTTTCTGAATGGGCTTTCCAACGTCAACACTACCGCAAGCGCAAAGAGCATCAACACGGTCGTAAACGCAATCAAGAAGATTCCTGCGGCTGTGTCTGGCTTGAACGGAGTGGACTTTTACTCCATGTCTGGAAGCATTACTCAGCTCACTAACGCTTTGGCTCCATTGTCCATTCTGGACGCATCGAACCTTAAAGCTCTTGGCAGCGCTTTCAATGCGATTGCAAAGGTTCCTGATCTGACCGACAAACTGAAAGCAACAGACCTTGATTCTTTTGCAAGCTCTTGTCAGAAGATTTCTACTGCTCTTACTCCCCTTGCATCTCAGCTCGACAAGGTAGGCAACGCTTTTGCAAAGCTCCCGCCGCAGTTAAGCAAGGTGGTCACACAGGCAAACCGTGTGACTGCTGCCAACGAAAAGCAGCGCAAGAGCTATCTCAGTCTGTCCAATCAGATGAACGGCTTTATGCGGAACATGGCAAAGCTGGTTTCGTTGAAAGCTATCGCTGAGTATCTTGGCAACGCTGTTGCAAAATTCAATGACTTTTATGAAGCAACGGACTTGTTTCATAATGCTATGGGCAATTTGAGCGGTGAAGCCGATACGCTCATTAGCAAGATGCAGGGCTTGCTTGGTGTTGACCCGACCAAAGCGATGACTTACATGGCTACCATCCAGAGCTTGGGTACTTCGTTTGGTTTGGCCAGCGACAAAGCATACGTTCTGTCTAAGAACCTGACTCAGCTTGCCTATGACGAAGGCTCCTATTGGAACAAAGACGTTGCAGAAACCTTTACCGCAATGTCCTCCGCAATCTCTGGTGAGATTGAGCCTATTCGCCGTTTAGGCGTTGACCTGTCTCAGGCACGGTTACAGCAGGAACTTCTTGCTTTGGGCTTTAACAAACAGGTTTCTAGCCTGTCTCAGACAGATAAGGCGGTTCTTCGTTACATTGCCATTATGAAGCAGACTGCTAATGTGCAGGGCAACCTTGCACAGACCATTCAAAGCCCTGCGAACCAGATTAAGATTCTGAAAGCGCAGTTGGATATGCTGGCGAAGTCTGTTGGCTCTCTGCTTTACCCTGCCCTGAAATCCATTCTCCCCCCGCTGATTGCCGCTGTTCAGCTCATTCGAGAGTTTGTTGAGTGGGTGGCAAAGCTGATGGGCGTAAAGGTCGTATTCACTGATTTTACCAAGAGCGCTGACAGCGTTGGCGGTATCGGTGATGCAATGGATGACACGGCAGACTCCACCAAGAAAGCTGCCAAAGCCCTCAAGGACTATACGATGGGCTTTGATGAACTGAACATCATTGACCCCACACAGGGAAGCTCCGACTCTGGTGCTGGTGCTGGCGCTGCTGGCAACCTCTTGGGCGATGTAGACCTGTCCGGCTACGATATGTTCAAGCAGTACAATGAAGAGTTTGCAAAGCAGATTGACGCTATAAAGCAGAAAATCAAAGATATGCTGCCGGTTATTGGCGCTATTTCTGCTGCACTCGCATTGTGGAAAATCACCAATTTCCTGACGGACATTGCAACAGCAATTTCTAAAATGACGGATTTGCAAAAGTTGGCTCTTTCGATTGCAACAGTTGTTGTCGAAGCATCGTTAGTATTCAGTTTTGCAAAAGGCTACGCATCTAGTGGAAATCTTCTTGAGCTTTTAGGCGAAGTGGTGTCTGCTGCGTTTGGCTCTTTTGTTCTTTGGCGCACAATGGGCGCGGATGGCGTTACGCTTGGCATGGGCATCGCTTTTGTGGCGAGCCTTGCAGGTCTTACTTATGCACTTGGTACTGGCGAAGCCAATCTTGGCGATGCAAGCACATGGATTCAGGCTGCTTTAACAACGGCATTCGGTTCTATTACTGGTATCACGCTGCTCACCAATCTTGGAGCAGCCGCTGGTACAGCCGCAACGCTTTCTATCGGTCTTGCAGGTCTTATTACCTTTGCGGGAATTACATTTTCGCTTGGCGAAAAGCTGAAAGAATTTCCCGTTCTTAACACCATCATCACTGCTCTGATGGGGATTTTTGGAGGTGCTGCTGGTGCTGGCGTTGCATTACTTGTTGGTGCAAGCCTTCCTGTTGCTGGGGCCGTTGCCGCTGCTGGTGTCGGTATTGGCCTTGTTCTTCACTGGGCTGGTATCAAATGGGGTGCTAAAGAGAGCGGCGAAAAAACAGATGCTGCCGCAGAAGCCGACATTAAAATGCATTATGTCGAAAATGTTTTTGAGCAGCGTATCGATGCCATCAAACAAATCATTGTCACTAAGTGGAACGCTGTCATTGACTTTATGACTTCTCTGCCTGAAAAGGTTGGAAACATCGTAAGTAGCATTGGCGAGTGGTTCAGCTCTCTTCCTGAAAAAATCGGCTATGCCCTTGGCTTTGCAGTCGGCAAAATCGGGGAGTGGGTCGGAAACATGGTCACTACCGTAACAACCGAAGTCCCAAAAATCGTTTCGTCTGTTGTTAAGTTTTTTGAAGAACTGCCGGGGAATATTTGGACTGCAATTCTCAAAGCTCTTGACGTTATTTCTAAATGGCGGGAGCGCATGATAGCTTTCGTTGTTATTGAAGTTCCAAAAATCATTTCGTCTATTGTCGGCGAGTTCAAAAAGCTTCCTGACGAATTGAGAAAGCTTGGAAAATTCATCTGGGATGGCCTAATCAACGGCCTAAAAGATGCATGGAGTACCGTTACAAATGGTATTAAGAGCTTCACTGATGGTTTTGTCAATGGCTTCAAAGATGCGCTTGAAATTCATTCTCCTTCGCAAGTGTTTCACCAAATCGGTGTTTATGTCGTTCAAGGCCTTGCAAACGGCATCACTGGTTCCCTCGGTTACATCAACGATGCTATAAATAAACTCGTAGACGCCACCAAGCTCAAGGGCGAAGAGATGGCGAACTATGGCATTGACTGCGGCACGAGCTACGTCAACGGCATCATTTCCGGGCTAGACTCTAAGTGGACCGAACTCGATAACAACCTCAAAACCAACTTCTTCAGTACGGTGCAAACTTTTATTCAGGCAGCACAGAGCGGAGATTGGAAAACGGTCGGCGCTACCATTGCTGCTGGCATTTGGGGTGCTATGGGCGATGAGCAGCGTAAACGTGTCAAGTCCGTTGCAAGCGATTTGCTTGGCAGACTGAGCAAAGAACTGAAAAGTCAAGCTTCTTCTCTGCTGAATACAGCCGCTACCATTGGCAAAAATTTGGTGAACAATCTGACCCAAAACTTTGGAAAGGTTTCCGCTGAAACTCAGACGATGCTTTCCGGCATTACGCAGGCTTTCGAAAACGTGAAGTCTCCTCTCGCAACGGCAGCTAAAGCCATCAGTGCGGCGCTCTCTGGTGGTTTACTCAGCTCTTTCCCGACGATTTTTGCCGGGTTTGCAAGTCTGGTAAGCACCATCGGAACCGCAGTGGCAGGAATGCTTTCTGCTGTGGGTGCTGCCCTCAGCGCTACGATTTTTGGCATTCCAGCTGGCATCGTGGCCCTTGCCGCCGCCGCAACCCTTGGAGTTGCGATTGCTGGCATCGTGTCGAAACTTGGCGGCAGCCGGTCTACCGGCAGTTACAGCGATACATCTCAGTACGTCGGAAGCTCCAGCTATAATTCCTCGACGTCTAGCTCTTCTTACAGCGGAACCTATTCTGCGGCCGGAGGAAACTCTGAGGACATGAGAGATGCCGTGTACAACGGATGCTACAACGCATTCCTCGACATCTGGCAGCGGTATGGAGAGGAAATCTCTGATGGAAGAGATGTAAGAGTGTACCTTGATGGCAAGCAGCTCACTGCTTCCGTTGAAAAAACGCAGAAAGAACGCGGCATGTCCATTATGGGCACTGAAGTTTACTCTTACTAAGAAAGGATGGTTCAGATGGCCAATATTCCTGCACTGGTTACGGTGAATGGCGTAGAACTGCCGGAACCCTCCTCTTATGAGGGAACGACTAGCACGATCGTGGACTCTGGGCGAAATGTTCAGGGTAAAGTTGTTGGCGCTGTCGTGCGGCATGATGTGGCAAAGGTCTCCATGTCATGGAACTACCTTACCGCGCGGCAATGGGCCGACATCTTGAGCCTCTTCACTACAAATTTCTACTGCACCGTTAAATTCTATAACCAAGCTACAGCCGGTTATGCCACCCGTCAGATGTATGTCTCCGACCGCACCGGCGGCATGTGGCGTAGGGGACCGAAAACCGGTGGCGTGATGGGGTGGACGGGGTGCAAACTTTCTCTTGTGGAGGTATGACGTATGGTTGAAGTCTCCGATAAGTGGAAAGAAAAATTTAATGAAACTCTTGTTCCAGAATCTTTTGTAGAGATTACCTGCGGAATCACTGAACCGGGCATCAATAAAAAAGCTACCATCGTCACGTCATCGGCAGCCCCGTTCTCCACCTTTCACAATATTGCACTTTCTGATAACGCTTCCATTTCGAGGTATTCCACAGGAGAGCCCAATCTCACTGTTCTTGATGGAAGCTGTAACATCGTCCCTTCTTCTCCTCCGTATGGAACTACTGGTTTTTTGAGCGCCGAGATTTTTGACGATTCGAACCATCCTGTTATCCGGCTTGAACTTCCAAGTGAAAACAAGTCTTCCGTTCCTGGCGTTTCGATTTGCTGGTCTACAGTATTCGGGGAGTACGCTACGGATTTTTCGGTCAGTGCATACCTTGGAACTAGCAAGCTAAAAACTGTGACCGTGAATGGAAACAAATCGGTCCGTTCTGATGTTGAGGTTGAACTTTCAGGGTTTGATGCCGTAGAGATTAAAGTTCTAAAGTGGTGTCTCCCCGACCGAAGAGTAAGGGTCGAGCAAGTAAAAATCGGAAGGTATCTGGTGTTTGACAAGACCAAAATCTTGTCCTACAGTCATTCTTCTGCAAGAGACCCTATCTCCGGGCAGCTTTCTCAGGAGTCGATTTCCTTTAGTTTGGATAACAGCGACCGCACATGGGACTCCGTAAACCCTCAAGGAATTTACAAGTACATCTATGAGCGCCAGCCTGTTACTGTTCGCTATGGAATGGATGTTGACGGAAAGACCGAATGGGTGAGCGGAGGGATGTTCTTCCTGTCAGAGTGGAGTGTCCCTGCCAACAGCATTGAGGCGTCTTTTCAGGCGCGAGACGCTTTCCTGTATCTATCCAGCACGAAGTACACTGGAAGAAAATACGGCACGCTCTATGAGATGTGCTACGATGCTTTGGAGCTGTTGGAAGCGGATGAAATTACCTTTGATATTTCGGATGAACTGAAAAATTACTCCACCGACATTACAAGCGATGAGTCTACTTATCACAATTCCGATATTTTGCAGCTTGCGGCCAATGCGGCCGGAATGGCTCTGTACCAGACTCGTGATGGCGTGATAAAAATTAACCGAGTCTACGGCTCCGGTGCCTCCAACCCCGTGTTGGACATTCCAGTACTGAACAATTATTCTTGGCCGGAAATCACCTTTGCCCAAAATATGCTCAACGTAGTGACCACCGTAGGAAATGCCACCTACGCTTATCCTGAAAACCCTTCGGGCAAAGGCGTGAGCCAGACTCTGAGCAATGTTATGCTCACAAAGGACATTCTTGCAAAATCCAGGAATGCCCTTACGGAGTCTTACGGAGTCCTTTCCAACCGCCGCAAGGCTTCTCTCACATATCGGGCAAGCCCTACTATTGATGCTCTTGATATGGTAAAAATTCACCATCAGTTCAATTACGACGCTGTCTTGCTGGCGACCAATGTAAAGTACACTTTCAATGGGTGTTTCAAAGGTACTGTAGAGGGGTACATGATGGCAGATGCTCAGACTATGTCTCTTGACCATACCAGCGAACAGCTTGGCTGGGGCGAGTCCGTTATTTTGTTTGCTGCCCTCTCCCCTGCTTCTATTGACTCTCCTAAAATCAACTGGGCAGCTTCTCCCGAAGGAATCGTTTCCCTTCACGTTCTAACGAATGCAGAAGGAAAGTCCACCTGCCAAGTCAAGTGGAATTCTCCGGGCAAGGCTGTTGTCACAGCCTCGGCAGGCAGCGTCTCCGCAGAATGCTCCTTTGCTACGGTGGCGTACAATCTGTTTGATGTTGCAGAGGGCGGCACCGTCCTTATGGATGAAGGCAGTAGCGTGGCCGAGTTCATCGTTGCAAAGCATGACTACGAAAGCGAGTTGAATGGAGCCGGGCGAACTCTTCTGGTTCGAAAACACTACGCAGCTATCATGGCTTGGGACTCTACATGGTCTACTTACGCCAGCAGTGACGTAAGCAACTGGCTCAACGGTGACTATTTCAATTCGTTTAGCAGCGCTCAAAAGCAAGCTATCGACAAGACGACTATCTACTACACCCCCGGCTTCTCAGACTCTTACTGCAACTCTGGCAGTAGCAAAGTGACTACGATGGCAAAAAGCGTTTTCCTGCTTTCTTACCACGAGTTCGGGTATGACACGGAAGGCTCTGATGCTCCGAATTGGACAACTAGTAGCCCGAGCTATAAGCACAACGAGGGTACTCCCCTGCAAAATGCATCTGGAATCCTGAAAACGATGCTTGCCTCTGACATAGAGGGCTCCAGCAAAGGGCGTTCCATTTGGACGAGAACTCCTTACCTGTACTCGCTTCAGATGCTTCGTGATATTGCTGGCACAAGTTCAAGCGCCAACAAGTACTGGCGACCTCTGTTGGTCAGCAAACTTGTAAATGCATACGCCGTGTATGATTCTACGTTACAAGTGAATACCAACGCAGAGACGATTTCTTACGCTACGAATGACGACGCCATCCGTAAGTATGATAATGTTGTTCACCCTGCATTTACCGTCCCAAAGTCTCTCGCTATTGACGCTGACGGCAAACTGATTTTTTAAGAGGTGAAATATGGCAACGTGGATTACAGACCGAACGCAAACTGATGTTGACCGGGTAAAAGAACTGACCGCAAAGGCAAGAACCGGCACATGGACAGAAGAAGAGCAGCAAGAATGGGCCTCCGGCATGAAGGGTGCTCTGAGCTATACGGATTACAGCCGCATTGAAAACGGAATCAAAGAACTTGCTGAAATCGTTGGCGCACCTTATTCTGCAAGGATTGTGCAACAAAACATTCAAGTTGTTACTGCGAAAAATGAAAGCGGCGACATCCCCGCGTGGGACACTTATCCCGCCAAGGCCGAGTTCTTTATGCCGCTGACGGCCAAGAAAGCGGGCCTGCTGCTCCGCTCGCTGGAATTCCGCGTCAAGGGCTATGTGCCGGGCACGATGCGCACCGTCCTGCGCAAGTACGGCTCCACGACCGCCCTGGCAGATAAGTTCATCGACATTGTCCGCGGCTACAACGACGTGGTTCTGGACATGGGCGATTTCCCACTGGAAAAGGGCTTCGAATACCAGCTCTATTTCGCCGCCACCAACAACTTCTACCCGCCCTCTGTCCAACCCTCCTGGGTCGCAGCAAACGACTGCATCGACATCGCCCACGGCAGCGCCTACTATGGCGACGACAGCAAGCTTATTTTTTCAGGAACAGTCGGTTTAACTGTGCCTGTGGAAGCTGGTTGGACAATCAATGATTACCTGACCATTGCGGATGCCACTCGGTGGATTGATAACGTGAAATCCATTCGTTCCAAATGCAGCGGCAAAAGTTCTACCCCGGAAACTCCCGAGGCGTTGAGCTATCATTTTGCGGTTATCAATCAAATAGAAAAAGTTTTGTCTGACATTGAAGCGATGGCAAAGGACCATTTACTTTATTGTTCAGATACAATATGCGGAGGTGAACCCTATTATGCACTTTGTTGACCGAAAGGCAAAATATCCCGGGCGTTGGACTATGACGAAATCTGACGGTACATCAGAAATCATCACTTTGATTCGTAATGATGAACCTGTTGTCGATGGCACTCCAATGAACGCTGACACGCTCAACACATTAAGTGATGTTGCAGGGGCTGACATTGCAAGGGAAAAGGCAGAGGTCGCCGCAGAAGAGGCGAAAAAAAGCGCCGACAAGGCGGCTGCTGTAGTGAGTACCGACCCCACCCTGACCGTCTCCGGCGCTCCGGCGGACGCTGCGGCGGTGGGCGGCATCGTGCTGCCCCGGGTGGTGGTGCATACCGAGGCGGGCAGCTCCATCGTCCTCTCGGACGGCGAGAAGAGCGTGAGCGGCGTGGCTGCGGGCGGCAGCTTTTCTGCGGCCCTGCCCCACGACGGAGAGTGGACCGTCACCGCAACGTTCGGCAGTGGCGCGGCCACGGAGACGGTACAGGCGGAATACTGCCGCACCAAGACCTTGACCCTGACCTACTACACCCTGACTGTGACGGCCAAGGCGGGCAGCACCGTCACCGCCCGGTGCGGAGATAAGACCGTGACTGGAACCGTGCCGGAGAGCGGTAGCATCAAGCTCTATCTGCCAATCGCTGGTACATGGACCGTAACGGCCACGCTGAGCGACAAAACCACCACCGCCATCGTGGACGTCACGGAGTACAAGGACTATCCCCTTGAGCTGGCCTATGTCCACATCTACGGCGCAAGCTGGGACGGCACCAGCACAACCAAGTGGAGCCGCACGGATGAAGCAGCGGAGTTTACCGACCCCGTGCCGTATGTCGCGGGGGCAAGCAGCTATGGCAGCCCCTTTGACAACTTACAGCCCTGGGCGGGCATGGTAAAGAGCGAGCGCACCGGTGGCACGATGGTAGCCATCCCCAAGTTTTGGTACAAGCTGACCCAAAACGGCAGGGGAATGACCATCCAAATCGCCGACCACGCGGTGGAGGGCTACAGCGTCAGCCCTGCCCACATGGACAGAGGCGACGGTCACGGCGAGCGGGATGTGGTGTATATCGGCAGATACCACTGCAACGACAGTTACAAGAGTGTATCTGGACACGATACTAGAAAAAATGTCACTCGCTCTGGATGTCGCTCTAGCATCCATGCACTTGGCGCAACGATTTGGCAGTATGACTTTGCAATGCTGTTCACCATCTGGTTGTTATACATCGTGGAGTTCGCAGACTGGAACTCTCAGGCAAAAATAGGTTATGGCTGCGGAAGCGTTTCGACCACAGTTTCTGTGGGCTATACCGACTCGATGCCCTACCATACCGGCACGACCCTGAGCAGCCGCACTACATACGGCATCGGTACTCAGTACCGCAACATCGAGGGACTATGGGATAATTCCTTTGACTGGTGCGACGGCTGCTACTACGACAGCAACGGCCTCAACATCATCCTCAACCCCGCAAACTTCAGCGACGGCAGCGGCGGCACGGCAATGGGCGTCCCTTCCAACGGCTATCCGTCTGCTTTTACGGTCAAGACGACCGGCGGATTTCCGCTCTTTATCCCTACGGCTGCAAACGGCAGCTCCGAAACTTACTCGTGCGATGACTGGAACTTCAGCTCCTCGAGCCCTTGTCTCTACACTGGCGGTTGCTATAGCCAGAACGCTTACTATGGCCTGTTTTGCGTTCACCGCAACGGTGTCTCGGCCGCTGGCGTCCAGCTCGGCTGTCGTCTCCAAGAACTCCCCAATGACCGAAAGGAGAATACATGAATGGACTATGTTTTTGGCACAAAGGGCGGCGCGGAGGTCCTCAAGACCATCGGCGACACTCACACCAGCCTGACCGGCTATCACCAGCTCGAGAGGGAGTATCCCGACCAGACCATCACCGACAATTTTCGGGTGGTGCGCAAGCTGCGCAGCGCGGAGGATGCGGGGGGACGCTGCTATGACTGGTACGAAATCGACCGCCACTACCGGATGACAGACAAGACCGGACCGGTGGCAGAGCAGGCCGCAAAGGCTGCCGCCGAGATGCAGGATGCACTCTGCGAGCAGGACGCAGCGACCGATGAGCGCCTGACCACCATCGAAACCGCGCTGTGTGAGCTGGACGCAGCGCTGAACAAAGAATAAGGAGGCAGCCGTTATGAATGTTATCTGGGCAAACCGGCTCATTGCCGGTACTAAGACCTGGGCAGAGATGCCCGCAAGCCGCCGCACCGCCGTTAAGCGGGAGCTGGCCAAGCGGGTGGCCGAGGGCGAGATCACCGTAGAGCAGTACAAAGAGATCACGGGGGAGGACTACTACAATGGATAAACTGCTGGAGCTGCTGGAAAAGCTGGTGCGGGCCATCTTTGGCCCCGGTAACGAGGCAGAGACCACCCCTGACGCCCCTGCTACCGCCCCGGAGCAGGTAAACGCTCCGCTCGGCTGGGAGGGTGACCCGCCTTACCGGTTCGTCGATGTGAGCCGGTATCAGGGCAAAATTACCCTCGACGGCTGGCGAAAGGTCAAAGCGG